TATGAAAAAGATTCATATAACTCCAGACAAAATTTCCTCTACAAGAGAGCTCTATTTGGATTAGCAGTATATTCTGCACCTGAAATCCAAGAGATGAGCAAAGAAAAAGTCAAAAGAATTAATAAATTGCACCGCAAGACACAGACTGTTCTGAATTTGTGGAAACAGGAAAAGTTAATCTCAATCACTAATCAAATGATGAGTACATTTTTCCCAAAGGGTTATGGATTTACCAGTGAAATCCCATGCTATAATTTGGTTGATGCTGATTTTATTTGTACTTTGTCCTTCAAGGATTTAGGAATAAACAAACACAACATTGTCAACAAACTTATATCTGAAAAGATATTTCCAAAGAATTTTCATGATCTAATTCCTACACAAGATGCAAATTGAGTTTCTAGTTAATGGAGGAGTATCTTTGATGCTTGCTCCTGAAAATCCCATGGAAGAAGAGTTGTTGAAACAACTCATGAAACAGGATAATGACATGAGTGAGATAAGAACAAGTGTTGTGATTCTCAATAAGACATTCAGGAATGGTGTCTTGATTCATAGCAAAATGAAAAAACCTGAGTTCAATGATTCAAAAATTGAAGAAGTGCAGTAAATGCAACCAACTCAAAGTTATCTGGAAGAATTGTGGTGGTGATAAGTTTTGCAAAAATTGCTGGAGTTGCCATTCTGGTAATAAAGGTATTAAACCATCTGCAAAAAAGATCCCACCACGCTCTTCTAAAAAACTAGTATTGGATAAAGAGTATAGCAAGTTAAGAAAGGAGTTCTTGACTAAACATGCAATGTGTGAAGCACACTTGACTAGATGCAGTATATATGCTACTGATGTTCACCATGCTTCTGGCAGGGGTAAACACTATCTTGATATGACAACATGGAAAGCATTATGCAGAACATGTCACTCATATATTGAACTTCATCCTATATTTGCAAAACAAATTGGAATGTCTACCAATAGAAATTAAAACAAGACTAATATGAAATTTAAAGTAAAACCCAAACCATATTTTTGGCAAAAACAAACAGTAATTAAGTTTGCATGGTTTCCTACAAGAATAGAAAATACCATTGTTTGGTTGGAAAAATATGAATGTACTTATAGATATACCAAAGATAGTTTTTGGGATTATTATTATTGGGAAGCATTTGAAAATAAACTATTAAACAAACAAGACTAATATGAAAATTTTAACAGAAAAAGACCAGCTAAGAATAAAACTTGAAGAAATTGATAAGTCAATTGAATATTCGAGAGATGAAATGAATAAGGCTTATCGAAGAAATGAACACAAAACTAATTGGGGGATGTTTTCATTCATAACTGATGAACATTGGTTACTTGACTTTATTTATAAAAGAAAATTAACCCAATTAAACTTACTTGAAGAATATCGGGAAATAATTTCGGATACGCTTCTTAAATAAAGCATAACGTTTTGCAGATAATCGAAGGCACAAATAGCGTTGGCTTTAGCGAGGGATTTGGGCTTATGCTTATGTGCTGTTATGTGTCTGTAATTTTTTTAAACTTTTTTTTGGTGGGGTGCGGTGGGTATTAACAACTTTAAAACAAACAAAAATATGACAACAACAGACATTCAATTTAACGAAAAGCAAGAGTTTGAAACAATAAAAAACATTATTGAAATCAAATTTGAAAACGTCAAAATCCACGAAAGCATAAGTGATTTAAAGTATATTTCTTTTGACTTTAAAGGTCAAAATATTTACTGCTCATTTATGAAAGACAATAGGATTTATGGAAAAAACAATGAATTAACAGAATGTTCTTCATTTTCTTCTGATAGACCAAACGATATAAAAACAGAAGCATTTAGAATGATTGCAAAAATGTTTAACTGCAAAATGTGGGAGAATGATTGCAACGAAAAAGATTTTGAAATATTTAAAGCGAAAAAACTACCTAAGCCAAAAGAAATAACGATGTATAACCGCAAAAAAATAGAGCAATTTATTAAATCACTAAACAAACAAGATAATATGAAAGAATTTTTAATAAACCTAAATGCTTGTAATGACGCTAAAGAATGGGCTGAAGATAAAACATGGGAAGAAGTTTATAACACGTGCCATAGAGGTGACTGGTTGTTATGGTTATTTAAAAAAACTAATCCAGATGATTTACAATTAATTACATTAGCAAAAGGTCATTGTGCAAACACAATAAGACATCTTATGACAGATGAACGAAGTATTGCAGGAGTTGACGCAGCTATTGTATTTGGTGAAGGGAAATCAACAAGAGAAGAATTAAGTGGTGCTGCTGCTGCTGCTTATGCTGCTGCTGCTTCTGCTGATGCTGCTGGTGCTGCTGCTGCTGCTTATGCTGCTGCTTATGCTGCTGCTTCTGATGCTGCTGGTGCTGCTGCTGCTTCTGCTTATGCTGCTGGTGCTGGTGCTGATGCTAAAAATAAAAACATGGAACTAACAGCAGACATTTGCAGAAAATACCTGCCTATTGATGTATGGAATGTTAAATCACTAAACAAACAAGACTAATATGAAAAAAAGCAGAAAAAAGGAAAAGGGGACAGGATCAATTCATCTTGCTCTCAATGATGGAATGATCATGATTGATCATAAGTTCAATAATGGACTTACCCAATTAAAACTTGATGTACTCGAAGGCGATTGGAAACGTCTTTGGAACATGATTGAGAATTTCAATGAACCACAAAAGATGTATTATTATATCTTAGGAACCGAAGCGGTAGACATGTATATCAATAATGGAATTGAAATGATGATCAGTGAAATGAAAAATGATTCCTCAGTTGGAACAATATATTCATTTAATCAGGATGAACATCCAGATGGTATCATGGGAGCGGTTGATGGATGGGGAAACTTCCATGAGATCACAGATCGTGAATATACCCGCATCAATAACATGCTTAACCCAAAAATTAAGTCGGTACCACTTGCATTGCAATTCCCTGAAATTGCTGATGCGGTAAATGGATAATCATGGCTTCGATCCACAGGAAATTAAAGCGGGAAAAAACCAGTAGTATTCTTAAGGAAATCAAAACACAAAACGACGAATTAAATCAAACACAAACCACAAAAACAACTATTATGAAACAAAGAATCATTAAAACCAAAATGTTCGGCAAAGAAGAAATGTTTAAGATCATCGCTCTTGGTGAAAGTACAGGACTTCCGGTATTATTTGTTGGACCTCCTGGTGTTGCAAAGACAAATGTATTGCTTGATTATGCAGCAAATATGCATGAAGGTGACTCAGTAGATTTGAGATCAAAGACCTTTATCATTGAATTGGATGAAGCAACAAAGAATACAGAGATCAAAGGTCGTCCTGATATGAAGGAATTGCTTGAGAATAAGAAATATGTCATTGATGCACCAATTGCAGAAGCTGAATATGTTCTTATCAATGAGGTTGATAAAGGTTCTTCGGGTGTACGTAACACATTGCTCTCAATCATGCGTGAACGTCAACTTTTCCTTGGTGGTGAAGTACGTGATTGCAAATGGAAACTATTTGCAGGATCATGCAATGAGATCACACAGGAAACTGCAGATATTCCATTTTGGGATCGTTTCATGATCAAGTTTTCTGTTGAACGCGTTGCGGTTAACAAACTGATTGATTCATGGAGTCAGGATGAAATCTCTTTTCGTATCAACATTCCTACGATGGCTGAGATTCGTAGTGTTCCTTTTAATCCAAAGAAAATGGAAGGATTTGCACGATACATCCATGGTAATGTTACTGATAGAACTCTTTATCATGTTCCGATCATTACACGTGCGTGTAAATTGATTTGGGAGTGTTCCGATACAGAAGCAATTACCAAGGCATGTGAGTTCATCTGTCCTTCAATGGCTGCAACCGTAGGTGGTACAATTGAGGATCCTGCTATAACAAACCTCAAGAATCGCATCAAGCAGATTTCAGGTATCAAAGAGGTTAATCACATGGGATCAATGTTCAAGGACATTCAGAAAGACATGCTCGAGATGGGCAAGAATGCTGATTATGAATCCGATTTGATTGACATGAAGAAAGAACTCAAGAAAGTGATTGCATCGAATCCAATTGCGATGAAACTCTTTAATAAAGCCAAACAAGTTGCTGAACCAATGGTAAATGCAACAGTAAAAGCAGAACAGATTGTTCAGGCTCCTGCAATTGAAGATAACCTTCCATTCTAATCCAACATTAAAACCGTAAAACACAATGGGTATAATACAGGGAAACCTGTTTGACGATGGGCAAGTTCATGATGCAAGATTCCTCTCTTCAGAGGACTTGCATCGTGAAAACCTTCGTAAGCAGGCATGCGAAAGCAAGAAACAAAGCAATAAAAGACTTCTTGATTGGTTTGATTCAGAAGTTGAGATGGAAGATGATTTTACACGTGGATATCATTCACAGGATGCATGGGATCGTTATCCTTCTTATGGTTCAAGTTATTCAATAAAATCCGATAATCGTAAATTCGGATCATGGTGGAATGCAAAGAATAATGAGGATAGCATTGTACGTCCACATATTGAAGCTGATACGGAAGTTAGATTGATCGACAAGTTGTATGATTATCTTATTGGTGATATTGAGAGTTCTGATTGGAATGCTACAGGAACAATAGGTAAATATGGATTTAATACTGATGAAGATGAATTTAATGATGTTGAAATATCAGAAATGAGTCATCATCAACTCATGGCAACATATAATTATTTTGTCGGTTCTTTAAATAGCAAATATAATTATTCAACAACCCAATATTTCATCAAATGCATTAAGTCATTCCTTGTATTGAAAACAGATCTTGTAACGAAAAAGGAATTTGATATGATGCTTGTGGATATATTCAAGAATTTCAATTGCAAAAACCTCAAGTTTGAAATTGCAAATGATAAACATTGGTGGTTTGATATCCTTTCAGAGAATGATAATTACATGCTCAAGATGTTATGCAATGAATCCTATCTTCAAAGTATGGTTATTGCAAAACATGCCATCATAAACCTTCTTGCCAACATCTTTGATTTTGAGAATTCTGATTGTGAAAAAGAAGAAGGAGAAAAAGAAGGCGATGGCTTGGGAAACAATAAAAATCGTTCATGGAATACACAGATTCCCGGTAATGGTAACCCTGATGAACAACCTGGTGAAGGGGAAGATGGAAATCCAAGTGAACAAGAAGGCAATCAAGGTAATGGAAAGCAGCTTTCAAAAAACAAAAAAGAAGCTTTTGATAAGGCGATATCCGAAATCAATGACAAACAAAAGGCTGCTGAAATGTTTGGTTCTTCACTTGCAGGACTTGGATCTGAAGAAAAGGTAGAGGAATTTGAAGACATGGTGAATCAAATGGGAAAAGTCAATGTAAACAAGAGGCTTATTGAGAAATTCATCAATAAAAGCATCAAGAACATGAAGACTTCCCTTCGTGGATGTCAATACATGAAACAAGAAAGTTTTCTTGATAGTGATGATATGATCGATATCCCTGATGCACACTTACTCAATACCCTTGAACTTGTTGATGATATGGATGTGATGGTTGCTGAACATTCAATGAAGTATAATCTCTACATTGATATATCAGGAAGTATGTCAGGTAACATTTATCTTGGTCAGGACGAGGATGGTAATTCACAATACATGAATCGAATGACTTTGGCAAAGATTCTTGCATTCAAGATGAAGACCATGAATGTCCTCAATGATGTTTATGGTTTTGACAATGAGGTTGAAAAGGTTGATCGTAATAAAATAGCATGGATGTCATATGGTGGTGGTACCTCAATTGATAATGTCATCGATCACATTGCCCAAACAGGTATTCCTTCAATGGTAATAAGTGATGGTGATGACACCGTTCATAAGTATGATCCAAAGGCATATATCATGACGATCTGTTCCAATGTACGTGGTCCGGCAATGATGAGGTTTGCAAAAAACAAACAAACCGTATTCTTTAAGGACAATAAGTTTCTTTATGGAAAGTGCATTAACAATTCAATTGTATATGAAGAGTAATAGAATTACAAAAGAAGGTATCCTTGCGGAGATAACTCCCAGGGATATCTTTTCCCATTATATCGGCAAACCGATTAAATTGGGAAAGGTGATGAAGTCTCCATTGCGTGAACGTGACAAGCATCCAAGTTTCAACATATACAAATCTCCATCAGGACAAGTGATGTATAAGGATTTTGCAGTTGAAAGTGGTGATTGTTTTGATTTTGTAATGCGTATGTATAATATCTCATTTGTTGAGGCATTGCAACGCATAGCGAATGATTTCAATATTGGACAAAAAGGTACTGATATTTCATCATTGATGTTTCGAAAGAAAAAAGTTGATCTCATTGAAGAGTCAATTGAGAAAACAGAATTCAATTTCAGTTATTTTGATAATACCAAGATCAATGAGATTGAACTGCTCTCGCGTTACTATTCACACTATGGAATCAACAAGTACACATTGAATTATTATCCTGTCCGTGCAGTGAAGGATGTGCAGTTCATTTCCAAGCAAGGCAATAACATCTTTGTTCCATGGAATGATGATCAGCCATTGTTCATGTATGATTATGGATTCCGGAAACACTCATCAATACAGGTTGTACGTTTCTATCGTCCAAATCAACCCAAAAATGGACTGAAGCATTTCGGGAATGTCGGAAGGGAAAGCATTTTTGGCATCACCAACATAAACTCTGAACTCATTAAAGATACATTTGATGTAACAGGAATGAAAACTGTGGTGATCTGTGCAGGACAAAAGGATGCGATGTGCGTGCATTCAAACTTCGGATTATATGCCATAGCATTGAGTTCTGAAAGTTCACATCTTTCTTCCGAACAATGGCTAATGCTAAAGGAGACATTCGGTGAAGATTGCACATTCGTGTCATTGTATGACAATGACAAGACAGGTGCGAAATATGCCAACATTCTTCATGATAATTATGGCATCAAACCAAAGTTAATATCAAGCATTAATGATTCTTGTAATGACATTTCTGAATTCATATTCAGATTTGGACAATCAAATAACCAATATATCAGAAATTATCTAAATATATCAGAAATTATCTAAAATTATGATCTATCTAAATCAAACACTTATCAAGCAATTGACAGTTGCCAAACCTGATGCTCCTACACATTGCCCATTGCAGGTAAAGGAATGCATGCTCAAGGATTCACAATTGTCTACAAAGACAAGCGATGCCATGAACAAGGGCATCATCTTCGAATCACTTGCACTTGACATCCCTGCAGCACATGGTGCCACAATTCCATTCCTGAAGGATGGAAAGAACATTCCTGTTGATTATAAGCGGATCCAGGAACAGGCATTACGTTTCAAGAATGAAGTATGTAAAGAATATGCAATTGAAGTGAAAGAAAAGCAATTGTATATTGAAGCAAAATGGAATGAGGAAGTGACATTATTCGGTACACTTGATTTCACCGGTACAATCCGCGATAACGAAGGTGTTGTTGGTGATGCAATTGTTGATCTGAAGATGACAGGAAGCATCTATTCGCAATATGGTGATTTCTCATGGGCCTTTCCATTCAATATGGATCACACACAGGCGTACATGTATAATTGGCTTTACAAGGAGAAATATGGCATTGATCTCCCATTCTATTACTTGGTGTTTGATTATGCACCTGAGATGAATCTGAAGGTCATACGCAAACGAATTGAACCTATCAACAAAGCTGAGTTCACAGAGAGCGTCCGCAAGGCAGTGGAGATTATCACGTTCTACAATGAGAATGGATGGAATGCCAATCCTTCCTATGAAAAATGTAAGAATTGTCCACTAAAAGAAAATGGAACATGCAAGCAGTTCATCCAATACAAGCCAATCGAGGAAGTGTGAAAACAAAAATGAATATATCGGCTTACGCCTATCCTGGAATACATCGGTATAATTCAGTCACAGTTGGCATGATCATCGTTGAGGTATGTAAGCAATTCAATGTTGGACATCATCAACTGATGAGAAAGTCCCGTAAGCGTGAGATTACATTGCCAAGGCAAGCAATAATGTATTTCATGTATATGTATTTATCCAATCACATGCACCTTGTTTATGAACAGGACATGCATAAGTTTGCTGAGATTTACCGTAAAATGAACATTACCCGAAAGGGTAAGTTCATGTCGGTAATACAGATTGGTATTGAATTCAATCAGCACCATGCAACAGTATGCCATTCATTGGATATCATACAGAATTTAATTGATACTGATGTAAATATCCGCAAACAGATAGAATCCATAAATAACTATCTGCTTTTCGAAAGCGGTTTCAAGGAGAAGGATTATTTTTCATTAAAGGATTTCATGACGATAATCCGATCGCAGAAAAGAGTGAAAATAGAAAACAAGAAAAAGAAAAAACATGTCACTAATTAAAAAATATATGGAAGACAATGGTTATTTCGAGCGTGCCAATGAAGAACGGGAACGTGAACGTATTCTTGAAATGGAACAGGAATACGATGAAAGAGAATTAAATGAATTGCGTTACACACGAATCATCAAGTGTATTTCAAAAGATGATTTGGAAAGATGCATGGATCCGAACTGTCCTATATGTAAGGAGTTTACGGAATCGAAAGAATAGTGTTTTGTTTTAGTGTGGTTTGAGAAAAGGAATGCCCAAATGGAGACAACTACGAACTCCTTTGGGCAGACCTTTTTTTTTCTTACTGGAAATAAGAATGGCAAAACGACTTTACAAATGTATTTGAATTTATATCACATTCTAAATGAAAATTGTGACATAACAATGTTGATTATTCTCCAAGAAGCAATAAGTAAAGCAACTTATTAGTTGCACCCATGTACTCCTGTACAATATTGAATATCTCCTCATGCTCATCTTTCTTGAGCCCTGCATCTTTCCAAAAACCATCCAACATATAAATGTTGATGTCTTTGAGATACTTCACCAATGATGCATTATCCCCCAAATTTGCCAATGTGAATCCTTCCATCTTTGGAAGTTTCAAAAGTTCTCCGCGTGATCCGGAAACATTCTCGATCAATCGATCTGTAAGATCATCAATAGAGTCATAATAACTTCCCAATGCACGATGCTTTGGTTCAGGTTTTGCCATCCAATGAAAGATTCTGATCTGACATTGGATTTTCAGTAATTTCAATGCTAATTGTTCCATATTTGTTTTTATTTATTGTGCGACCATTCTACTTACCTACGTTTGAAGATTAAATGTCCGCTAATCAATACGTTTACAGGATTTGTTGCCCAACTTGGGTGAGTTAATCTTATTCCAAACGTATCACCAGCACTTACATTAACATTCAAAGAATTACTTGTATAAGTAAGTGCGAAAGCATTATTTCTAACTGTGGTAAAAATATTTGTAAAACTTACACCTCCATTTAGCATAAAGGCGGCAACTGTATCTTCTGCCGAACCTAAAGTAGATTGAGTTACACTTGTCAATGATGCTCCAACAAGTGTTCCATCAAATGCTATTCCCACTATTGCTCTTCCAATAACCCCTTGAGCAAGTCCAGTATTACCTACATATATTACTTGTCCATCCGTAGGATTATAAACTGTTGTATTGAAAAATGGAATAGTAAAATAAATATCACTTGAATTTGCAAGTGGCAACACCCCCGTAACTTTCGTGGTAAGACCAATCGTAGTATTTGCAATCATTGAATTGGTAATGGTCAATGAATCGCTCGTCTGTATAATTGTTCCTGTTGCGTTTGGAAGCGTATGAGTATGATTGGCAGTATCAGTGGTTTCAATGGTCGAAATCACCGCAGTAGTATTTCCGCTAATATCAAAGTGAACTTCTTTTGTCGGATCAACAACATTTTCAACGGCAAATGTACTATCAGGAAATATCGTAGGTGGTAATGTCGCTCCACCTGCAAAAATTGATGGAATTTGTCCTCGTAAATCAACTGCCTCAACTAATGTGAGATGTTGTCCACCCGAATTGTATGTGTACGTTAATTTAGCAATCAGGAATCCTTCGCCTGTGTATTGAGATGGAATATTATAATTTGCGTAATGTGATGCGTCAGCAATTGCCGCTGCGTTGGAAGTATAGAAACCACTTGGAAGATTTACAAATACTTTCGATTCGTTTGAATACTGATCTATTGCACCCCAAATCACCCAAGATATTCTGTTGTTATTTGTCGCCGCTACGTTTCCGCTTGTTAACTTGAAATTATATAAGTCCTTTCCGCTTGTATATGGCGTTGGATGGTTGACAACAAAGAATGTGGTAAGATTTGTAGTTCCTGCCGTTGCTGAATTGAAAGCAGGATATGCCTTTTCATGAATCTGTCTTACCGAACCGCTTGAAATGGCAATGGTCAATGTATCAGGCGAACCATTTGTTAATGTTGGAGTAAGCAATGTTCCGCTAACCCATGTCGCATTTTGTGATCTAATCCAATCGTTAATGTCAACGATATGACCATCACTTGCTCCATCCCAAATATCATTTTTATAAATGTGTTCCTGATAAACGCCATAAGTCGCAACTCGTGATGCCGTTGGAACTAACATATGTCCGATCTGTAAATACTCCACACCAGTTGGAAATCCTGTTGTTGATAATGTCAAGACAGTTGGTGCAGATTTCAAGACATAAACATAATTGGCTTGAGGAACGGTATCTGTACCTGCCGTTAATGCAATGGTTAACGCAGGGGTGCAATCTATTGTGGTAATCCCTGTTGAAAATAATACACGCACATCACCACCACCTAATTTCTGAAAAGTCAGCGTAACAACACCTGCCGCAGAAGTTACCACCGCATCAATCACATCGAAGGTCATACCAATCCATCCATTTTGCGTTAATGTCGGAACAAGTGATGCGTATGGATTTGTCAGTACCCATGATGTTGAGGCTAAATCATATTCTAAAATTGCTACCTGTGGAATGTCTCCTAAAAAAACAGGTACTCCCGTTGACCTAACTATTGTATGTGCAGTAAGTCCGTCAGGAGAGAATGTTGGCGTTGTTGTGGTATTTGTTCCCGAAGTAACAACAGCACACATTACCTTATCTGTAAGAGTAAGTACAGGAGAATAAACCGCAGTAATTGCGTTAACCGTTCCCGCACCCGTCGCTATTGGAACAACTCCATTCGTTCCATTAGTACCATTAGTTCCATTGGTTCCGTTGGTTCCGTTTGTACCATTAGCTCCCTTTATGTTTCCTACCAACGTCCACACCCCTGCAATCATCGTATAGACATCGCCATTGGTTGTGTTTAAATAGTAGTCGCCATTAATCCATGGTCCCATACCTGGAACTCCAACACCCTCATACCACATTGAGCCTGGGGCTCCATTTGTACCATTAGTGCCATTAGTGCCATTAGTACCGTTGGTTCCATTTGTTCCTGCACTACCTTTTATATTGACAACAACACTCCATATTCCACCTGCCTTGAAATAAACATCATCATTTGTATTGTTGAGATAGTAATCACCATCAATACCAAGACCTATAGCAGGAATTCCTATACCATTGTACCATACAGATCCAGGAGCACCATTTGTACCATTCGTTCCATTCGTTCCGTTAGTGCCGTTAGTACCATTGGTACCGTTAGTACCGTTAGTACCTGCAGGTCCTTGTATGTTGCCTATCAATGTCCATGTACCTGTTATCTTCTGATAAACATCTCCATTGGTGTCATTGAGGTAATAATCTCCATTGACACCTAATCCAATAGCGGGTACTCCTGCACCATTATACCAAACAGAACCCACAACACCGGGAGTTCCTTGGATATTTGCAACTATAGAATATATGCCTACCGATTTGTAATAAACATCACCTGTTGCGTCATCAAGGTAATAGTCTCCGTCAATTCCCAATCCAATTGCAGGTACGCCTGTACCATCTCTCCATATTGAACCTGGAGTTCCCGGAGCACCCGCAGAACCAACACCGACCATAGCACCATTGACATCAGTAGTCTTCCAAGTATTAATGTCAGTATAGGTGAGTGTGTAATTTGTGAGTAATGTAACTGTTACAAGTGGAGTGATGGTCGCTAAATCATTACGTTGAATCGTAATTGTTACAGGAGCAACATTGGGATTTAATACTGATATTTCCTTCAATTGTCTCTGAACACTTGTAATTGGAGGGGCAAGAATAGTTACGGCAGTTACACTATTTGTAGATGTCTGTTGGGCATATGCCTGATTAGTAGTAGGTGTAATATCAACATAAGTTGATGTAACCTTCAATTCAGTAACAACTGCACCTGAGAGCAACGCTTCAATTGATGATGTGGTAAGATCCAATATCATAGTACACCAAGGGTATTAATGGTTCTTATTTTTGCAGTTAGATCTGCTCCACCTGACAATGCATTAATCTGATTCTGTAAATATATGTCTTCTGCTTGTAATGCCGCTATATCCAAAACTATCGATGCTGAAGATGAAGAAAGACCTTTAAGGCGTTCATCTACGCTATAAGGAGCCGTATTGCTGTAAATATCACTTGCAAGTGCAGGAATCACCAATGTTCCAAACTGAGTTCCACACCATACATTACCCTGTTCATCAATGAACCTATCGGATGCATTTGCGGTCCGATCTACATTGATGACATTGATCTGTGATCGACTCTTCTTCGGTACATTGGGTTGCAACAACATAACCTATTTACGTTTTGCCTATTTTATAAGGCTATTTATGGTATCATCCTTATCATGACTTGATTTACTGCTTCCAAAGAAGAAAGAAAGAACCATTACCAATGCAGTTGAATTGAGTACACCTGCAACCATATTGATCATATCACGATTCTCCTGTGGGTATTTAACAAAGAACATGCATACATCATAAACGAACACAAATCCAATGACAAGCGATGCAAGATAATAGATGTAACGCTTTGTAAAGGTATCTGACTGATTCAATGCAGCAATCTGCATCTGTCGTGCAGAATCCATATCGGCAAGACGGTTTTTCTCCTCTTCGATATCAAGACTACGCATGGTCTCTTGATGAGTAATCTCCAACTTGGCAAGTTCAGCTTCCGCTTTCGCACGTTCAGTAGGATCTGCAATGAATGTCTGAAGAATGCCTTTAGCACCTTCTAATATTCCACCACCTGCCTTATTCGCAAGATTTGCTATGATCCCTTTTAATGTAAATGGCATAGGTTATGGTTTTATGATTTGTATTTTAGATTGGGTATTGTCTTTTCCGCGTATACCCAAATGAGTCCATGAAGGAGTGAAAGAAAGGTCTTCCATTTGTCGCACACCTGCATTATAAAAATCCTTTTCATGGGCCATTATGATGGCATGTACCTGTTCAGGTGTCATTCCTACAACACGGAAATCAATAGCCTTACCTTCCTTGTGTGCTGAATGTAATGCACCTATTTTTGATTCAAGCCGTCTAAGTCCGGATTCCTTATGATCACCTCCAGTATTCCAATTGTTTATCATTACTGCCTTGTCACAATAAAAACGTACCAATTCAGCAATATTTATCAATTTACTGTCAATTTTCAATATGGAACGTCCTCCTAATTCCTTAAAGGTAACAGGATCAATGAATTCTTCAAGATCAAAATGCTGAGATATGTTTCCCATATTCTATCCAATATAAACAACAAATGCAACTACACTAAATGGAGGTCTGTTCTCATGTGCATCTGCATTACCTGAATTTTCTGTTACACCTGAAATGGTATGGTCATGATCACCTGCACTTGCAGTTTCCAATGTGCAATCAGAAGGGACACCGCAATTAAGACTTGATTGGGAGCCTGCATCATTTGTTTTATCATAACCAAAGTAATGTGCATGTGTATGTGATCCTGCATTGCTTGTTGTAATGGGACTGATTACGTGATTATGAACCCCATTTTCTGCAGCAGTTAATGAATGTGATATCTCTCCTGACAATGCACCACTATCAACATTGGATTGGATATTTGGATAAAGGCCCGCAGGAAAGTAACCTACAGGGAATACACCACGCATATCCTGAACGGTAACAGGAATCGAAGATGAATTAGCATAAGTACCACCATCAGCCATTACCCAACCTGCCCAACATCCCATACCGATGTTTCCGGGAAAATCAATGGCAAATTGCACATTGGTTCCAGAATACATGGTCATCTCACGTACCTTATCACGATAGGTTAATTGAAGTTTCTCGTTATCAGGTCGCGTAGCGATACCAAGACGGCATGTTGTAGTGCTTTCAAATGAATCCTCAAGATAACTGTCTGTTGGATCATTGACATTAACCTTTACCTTGCTCAATGGCAATACCAATGTGTTCACATGAAGAAGTACATTCTCACCAGGATTATTCTGTGTTACTACAATACTTCCATCAGGTGATGAGATAGCCATGGTATTGCGAACAAAGAAATCAAGTCCTGAACCACCTGTACGATTAACCATGTTTACATTACCTGTAACACTTATCCCTGTAAATGGGAAGTTAGGATCCTTGTAAACAAATGGAAGTTGGTGTGGAATTACAGTCTTTGTAAAGCCATCGGAATCGGGCGTGCTATTTCTCGATTGAACAACAAGATCTTGTGCGATCTTAACAAATCCTTGGTCAACAGTTTTTGCCGTATCATCCTTTTCCTTGATGAAACCTGTTGAATCAAACAATTGTTTGAATGTAGCCTCAGTTGGCTTATCAAACTTGCGGAAACGCACCCCTGGTGCACCCGTTATGAGAAAGAAGAAATTGCGTAGGAATCTTGGAGAAGGCATGTTGTTTGTTTTAGATCGGTTTGTTTACTATGAAAATCTCATCATCATCAAGACAATCAGGTGTTGTAGGAAAGGCACTCTCCAAAGACATGAAATTTATGCCATCAGGTTTACCTGTAATAACAAGTCCAAATGCATTTAGAAGGGTTGTAATATCAGTATTCTTGCATTCAAAGTATTTCTTGATGCATACAAGATTATATTCTGTAACATAAAAAGGTACACCCTTATCTGAGTAGCAAGGAGGATTGTTTGCCGAATCCTCCATGCGTTCCCAATACATCATTACAAGGTATGCGTATAAATAATGAAAATCATTGATGCTATTTGCAAACTCCTCACTACTATCATCATTACCGAATACCTCTGCAGCATAGAATAGATCCATGTAATCAGTGATCTTTCCCATTGCACAACCATAATAGTCGGCAGTGATCTGTTGTAATTCATCAGGAACTATTGATGTGTCACAACAACTTGAATCATATGGAATAAGAAGGTCACAACTCATGTTAGCAGGTTTTGCAGATTGATGATGTTGCAGAAGGCATGGCTTTCTTGCACTCGCCACAACGGTCCGTGATGGTATTTATCTTGGTAAAGATGTCCATGATCATTGTAAGGTCAAGACTTCTCGTTTGATCAATGGTGAAGATACCCATGTAGTTTATCTTCTGACGATTGATATAGGCAAGTAATGTTCCTGTCAAGGCTATCAACTTGTTTACCTCTGCACGCTGAAGCTTCATCGCATTGATGCGTTTTTGATCACATTCCTTACAACATGGATCTTTCTCATTACAGAAAATATCAAGTATCAGTTTCTTACTGCACACAAGCAAATCACACAGGTCAAAAATCACATCCTGGAATGAATTCGATGTAAGGTTATCTGTTATGGTAACCGTGTAAACTCCATCTTCAGGTAATGTGACCTCTACGCTCATACTTGTTGAAAAATCAATGGTATAAGTTGCGACATAACTCCCGTCAAGGTTACTTACCGTCACGGTGTCGATCTTTCCGGAAGCAGGGTTTGCGTTGTCCTGAATGAGATACTTGTGGCAATCAGTTTTTGTAATTGAATACTGTTGGCAACCTGCAATGGTATGTTGACATGTGTAACTTTCAAAACAATCACTTGCACTAAGGGTAACTACATAATCACCAAAAGATGATATGGTAAAGCAGTAATTCACATATGCCCAATTACCTACAAGGGCAACATCAGCATCAATAATTACCTCACCACTTACTGAATTGACAATATTCAAATGGACATTACGTGGACAATCGACATTCTGTGTAACGGTAATCGTTCCACCAATATCAGAACATGTAATGTTCTCATTTGTTATGATTGAGGTTGTATTTGTAATAGGATCATATGAACTTGAAAGAACTGTCCATGTACCATCATTGCAACCTGCAGGACTTCCTGTAACAACAAACGTCACACCCTCATTGAAACCTGACCATTCACCATCAATGACGAATGTATCAAATCGTGTAATGACATCCATTATCGTGAATGCACGCGTAGGGAATCCTATATTCTTTACCACACATACTTCCTGTCCTACAGAAGCACAGATCTTATCACAAGTGCTTTCCTGTGTCACTCCGTTGATTGCAATCGTATAGTTGCAATTGAGACATAGTGTTGCAGGAGGAGTTGAAGGAACACAATTGGCTTGGCATTCTTCCAATGAAGCATATTTACCTGAACATATATCGTTTATGGTACATACCCCATCAATGCAATCATAGGTATAATGACCATTGTAATTGATAGTGATTGATTGGGGATCTCCACATGGAAAACTGATACCTCCAATATCCAAAGGATCAGGAATTGTCATAGGTGTAATGGTAATGGTACAAATACCACTTTCCGTTTCCATTGGACAATAAATAACAGGCAATAGTGCTGAAGAATTACCAGGATCAACCGTAATGGTTTCTTCGGTAATCGCCATGCCTATTGATGTGCAAGCCTTTGTAATCACATAATGACGCGATACACATCCATCATTGGTAAAGGAAAATGTCTGTGTTGAACATTCACTTACACATGCATCAAAGTCAAGTACCTTGCCAACTGGAGTAATCGTAAAAGGTGATCTGTCTGAACAATCCACACTGATTGGAACTGTCAATTTACAACATGTCTCAAATCCTGCTGATGAGATATAAATGTTCAGGAAAGTGTTTGGATCTGCATAGGATCCACACTTTGGATAGGTGAAACTTATCACCACACTGAATGGATCCCCAACGGCAATTGCACCTAACGTATAACTGACAATACTGATATTATCAGGTTGCGGATAAGAGAATGGATCAATGCATGGAGATGACGATGTGCCACATCCACCTGCAGTCCCATCGATATAGATAGGTCCTGATTGATTGTTGATTCCGGTTACCGTAAATTCAACTGTTGCACCATCTGTAGCCGGATCACAGCATGAAGAAGGAATGATAATCGAAGGAACAAAGCCATCTGCAAAGTAGATGCCTTGATCGGGACATGATGAAGATGAGAAGCAGGTCATTTTCTTATGTGTTTGTCAAAGATATGAAAATAGTCATTTTACTTACTCTTTTTGTTGGAATCATTTGTTTCACCTGTAACAGTATTATATGCAGCTTGCATTGAAGAATACATTCCAGACATATGACCTGCAGCAAGATTTATCTTATGGGCATCTAATGTTCCAAGTGCATATAACGATTCACCAACTTGCCCTATCTTGTTGATAGCAAATATTGGTTCTTGTATGGCACCATAATACTCCATTGGATTTATTCCTGAAATCAAATCAGCAAATGAATATTGCAATGAACGGAACATTTTTGTTCTCATAAAAGCATCATGTCTCTTATTGCGTTCATCATCATCATCACCGAATATCGCGGGAGCCAATGACATGAATGCTGCAACTACAAGAGCATTATGCAATGTTTGGACAACATTTAATTTCCTTACATCACCTTGTGCATTCCACATTTCCTTAAACCCAGAATAATCACCTTTCCCAATACGCTTGCATTCCTTATACAATTCACCAAAGGAATTCAATATGCCCTCCATCTCAATTCCATCATAAATAGCAACCTTGGTCATTTTTCCATTTACCATCTTATCAACAAAAATATAGTCGCCCATTGCAGATTGTTTTCCTGATTGTACTGACCATACATTTTGTGCTTTATCTGTAATATACCGTTTCATAGTAAGCAACAACTTCCCAAATGAATGTGCATCTGCAGGATTTCTTGAAGCATCATTGTAACCTCCACCCATGATATACTTGTCAGTCATGGTCTTGATACCTTCCATTAATTCTGCATTAAGTGCCCGTGGAAGTTTTGCGTCTTCCGTGATTGGCCCATCATAAACACCTTCATCAAAAAGATCATTTAGCAATTTGAATTTTAATGCCTTTCCATTTTCAGTTAGTTTACCACTGGAATCATAAAGACGTTTATCCAATTTTTCATCATAAACAAGTTCACCATCTTTTCCAATTGAATGTGCATCAAGACATCCTAATTTATCCATTTGTGCCATCCATACAAGTGTCCGTGCCTGATAATCACCCGCAAATTGTCCATATGTAGAATAGAAATTACCAATAGTTTTTGATGTATCGGAAAAACGTTTATTGTTCGCCATACTACTACGATCCATTCCAGAAGAACGATATATCCATCCAATATGCATTGCCAATTTCTTTCCATTATTAGATGATATCTTCTTAATTGCATGATTCACATTATCCACACTAAAGAAGGTTTTACTTTTTGCCAATGAATTCGAATTGGCAAATGACATAATGTTCAGATTATTTGTAATGAAATTCTTGGTATCTGCAAACACATTCAATCCAATTGCCATTGTTGCAGTGAATCCACTTACATTATTTATCAGGTCATCAACCTTGACGGATCTCTTGTTGCCTTCAGAATCTGTTCCAAGTAATATTATTTTAGCATCACTTTGATCACGTTCACCCTTAACGATGAATTTTGTGAAAGCCTGTATATAAGCCTTTAGGTTTGGCAATGCCTTGCCTTCAGATTGCTCGAAATTATGGATAATGTTCAATGCAGCATAATGTACAGGCATTACCTTGTCAAGAGCCTCTTTTGTATGATGATTCATCATAAAATAGTACATCAATGTCTCAAGATTCTGCTCAACATCACTTTGATTTTTCTGTAGGTTAGCTGCAATCTCAGAATCAGTATTTCCAATTACCTCGATATTGCCATTATCCCTATTGCTCTTGAGTCCAATGATCTGTTCACGTGATTGTGATCCAAATATGCCAGCACCTGCCTGAAACATGAAATGATCAGAAATCTTGTTTGGATTGTTTTCCTTAGATTGTGCAACAAAATCATAGATCTCGCCTCCAGAAGAAAACTTTGTCAAATATTGTGTCAAACCACTCTTCCAATCCTTAGTGAATATTTTCTCACTTGCACGACGGGACATTACAGGCATACGGCCGTCAGTCCAATTGTTGTTATACCATTCACGTGCGGCAGGTTGTTCCAATCCATTATTCATCATTCTCTTAATCATTGAGTCCTTGATTGACTTTACTATGAACCCACCGAATTCAGCTTCCTTCTTACTCAACTTTCCAGTTGCTATTGCATCTTTTGTAACCTGTGGAGTCTGATCAATACCATTCTCATTAATATATGAATAATGGATATTGTATGTATTTACATCATGAACACCCGCTTTTGATACGGCACGCCCTTTTATAAAAAGTTTATCAAAACGCTTGTATCCGCGATCAACAAGAACATCCATTGCTGATTTAGAATATGACTCATTGAATTTATCCAATTCAATAGTGAATTGTGAACGGAACTTATTCATGAAATTATTTAAGGCAGTATTGATACCCTGCATAACTTCCTTACGATACCATTGCATAATTGGATGCATGACATTGTAACTCATCTTCCACATCTTATCAATGTTCCATAGATCAACACCCATTTTTGCATCAGATAATTTAGATCCATCTGTCTGAATATATCGCAATGCCTTTGAAAGATGTGACATTTCCGGACCATAATTCTTGTCATTGTTCATCAATTGCTCATTACCATTGAACTTATCGGTAATGAAATTAATGCGTTCCTTTATCAGTCGTTCAATGTCACGTGTAGTCAGATCATTACCTACAGTCTGTGGATGAATCTTATCAAGAAACTTTGAATATTCCTGTTCTTTTCCATATGCACCATGTTCACCCATCTCATATAATTGATGATACATTTCCTTGGTTTCTGTATAACTGTTAATCAGAGATTTTACATAATTCTGTCCATATGTTTCAGTATCAAAGAATCCTTTTGAATCAATTGCATTACGGATCTCAACAGGAAGATTATCATAAACTGACTTATTGGTGAGAATCGTTTTCATCTCATCAATGTAATCTGAAATTTCCACACCATGAACTTCAGCCTGTCCACCAAGTTTTGCAACAAAAAGATTGTCGAAAACGATTGATGGATCATGTGCCTTCATCAACATAGCAGAAAGAATGACGTTGAATTTACGCATTCCACCCTCTGTCTTTGAAAGACGTAAATTCATATTGTTGGTTACATCTTTTTCATTACGTAATAGAATATCAGCAATATGCTGTTCAGTATTACTATGAACAAGTTTCATGTTGAGATTCTTATTCGTAATGTCCTGGATGGATATATATTTTACACCATCATTGATTGATGATGTAATGATCGGATTGAAATTTGAACTAAAGAAAGACATGGTTGGAATTGTTTTCTTTATATCATCAAATAAAACAACACTATCATTCGGATACACCTTGAAATTTCTGTCAATTACATCACGATTACGTTCAAGATTCTGATCAAGTATGCGATCAGATCTTTTCACAATATAATCAAGAACATTCTCACGCATGATAGGTTCATATGCATCACGATCTTTTATGATACGTTCTGCAATCTTTTCTAATTCTGAAGTATCACTTGGATTATTGATCTTGTATGACTTTCCACTTGTGGTTACATACTCAAACTTTCCATCATCAAGTTTTCTTGCAAATTGGCTTAATGATTTCATTGTACCAATCTTGTCAGCATTTCTATCAGAAAAATCTGCACCAGACATAGCAATAATAAGATCCTTCTCATTATCCAATTTTCCAACAGGCTCATGATAATCACCTTGCTTGTGTTCATCAACAGAAAATTCAATTTCATTTTTCGAAAACGCATCACCAACACCATCAAATGTAAATGGATAATCCGCATTTCTTGATTTTTCAAATATGAAATCTCTGTTAGTATGTACAAGTTCCTCGAAGATTGAATATTCGACTTTTGATCCCATTGAATTGGAAAAGAAATCCTTTACAGAATTAACAAAATCATTCCATATGCTTATACGACCTGTCTTCTTAGGTTCCAATGATTCAACACGAAGCATCTGTTCCTGTATCAATGGACTCGAAAAAGCTTCTGACATGAATTCCTTGGAATTTTTGAATGCATTATGGGAAGCAAATGCATATTTTATCCCATTAACTTCATACATGAGTTTATTCTTTGCAAGATATGTTTGCATTTTGGCACGCATTTGATCCACTTTATCCACAAACTCAAGTTCCATTTCATTGAGTTCAGATTTACTCTTTCTGAATACATCATGCATTACATTATGAATAGTCTCATGCAAGAATACGCGTTCAAAAGAACGTGCACTATTTACCTTTGTACTATTGATAACAATATGGTCTGAATCTGGATTATAATATCCACCGACTGTTCTATTAATTTCTGTAGGAGTTTCTGCAGTTCTTGAATTTGCAACATTACCTACAGATGAAAGTAATGGATGTGAACCGTCAACATGATCATATTTACCACTTTCAAGTTTTCCTGCATAGTCAGATTCACTGATTGCCTGTGCAAGCAATCGAAATGGTTCACGTATAGAATGCTGTGCAATTGATTCCAATGCCTCCATCTTTGTAGTGGCATTATCATAAATGGTTTGCTTTATAATATGATCCTGTGAAATCTTCTCATCAGTTGTCTTATCTGCATAATCAGGAATATAGGAATCAATATCATGATTGCTCAATTCAAAATCAATTGCACTCTTGTTTAATGGTACAGAAATAAATATGTGTGATTTTCCATCACGTTGTACATTGACAAGAATACCATTCAATTGATATTCCCCATTCTTATAATAAGAACGAGTAGGGACCTTTATACGCAACTCATGATTTGCATTTGTAAGCAATTCATTAATTGAATGGTTCGGCAATTCTGAAAGTGTACGCATTGATGTCAATGCATCTGATTCCCATGAATTCGTGTAAATCTTGTACTTGTTATAGACAGGTTTGTACTCCATCGTCTCGCGATTAAGTTGCAAAATACGTCTTGCTCCATCACCATTATGTTGGCCCGCATCATGTACATGAGTTACTATGAAATCAGGGTAATCCGATGATAACTTATATAATTCATTTCCATTATTCTTTTCACGTGAATTGGCAAATATCTTTCCACCATAACCTGTTTCATCAGCATCTTCAACATAATCATGTCCAAAGTTTGTATCCTTAAAACCAGGAATCGGTTTTGTCAATGGATGTTTCTTTGGTTGAAATTGTATGGCTATATTATCAAGACGATCATTGATTTGTTTTGAAAGAGCATCAAATTCACTTCCTTGTCCAGAACTTAATACGTTTGCTTTTTTTGCAAGCCATTGGTCAAAATCCTTCATGTGTTCATTTGGAAGGAAATCTGTGAGATCTCCCTGATGGAACATGAATGAGTTTTTAATCAATTGATACATTGCAAGACGCTCAGTAAGATTGAATCCAACAGCATCATCAAGACGTTTGAATGCATCAGTGATCATGGATTTTGTGGAATCACTATAATTCATACTATCATGCATGATGATATACTTGTCCATGTTCTTTCCAGTATTCACCATCATATTCTGTATGGCTATATTATCTGAAATTGCAGATGGATTATTCTTATTGAATTTTTCAGGATTTGCAATGATATCATCCATTAAGGATGTTATCTGTGAAAGAAAACAAGAGCGTTCAATTGGTGAGGAAATATAAAGTTCACCTATCAACTTGCCATTCGAATCAATCTGTGATGACATGTTCCGTTTATCAAACGCACCGGAAGAATATTTCTCATTGATATACATGTTTGTCAAGAGATTATTCACAGAACCGAAAATCTTGTTATAATTTTCCTTTGTCCATATGCGATCCTGATTGAACATTGATCGTGAGCGATTCAATACACCCTGTTTAATGATAGGATTCTCATAGATAATTGATTTTGAAAGTACATCCTGTGAGAAATCGAGAAGTTTTAAATATGATGTAATGTTTTGTGAATGATTCAATACGCGATTGAAATCAATAAACTTACGCATCTTCTCAAAATTATCATCATAGATAGCTTTTTCTGAAGGGATATCCTTTGAACCCATATGGATTTCAGTTGGCAATTCCATGCCATTTACCATTGGTTTTGTAGGTCTTGACTCAAGGAAATCACGTTTCTTTCCGCGTGTCTCATTAAGATCATTCATGTATTGATATAATTCGAATGAATTAGAACGAATTCCCTTTGAACCTGCAATTGATAATGCCCGGGAAAGCGATCCCATTGCATCAGACATCACCATTAATTGATGGATATCTGCAATGTCATTCTTCTTTTTCTCAATCCAATCATCAACCTTTGAGAAATTATAATTTGTAACCTGTTTGTGTATTAGATTACCTTTTTCATCACGATTACTGAATGAATCAACTGTGTCATCGTATCCTCCCTCATAATTCTTATCCTCATCATAATACATGGAATCATCAGAAGTGAATGTCTCATCGGATATATCTTCATCATTGGATTTTGATGCATCATATCCTTCCTCAGTAACATATGACTTTAATTTAGTAACAGGAATCGACCTATTGCCAAGCCATGCAGCCTTTCGGAATGCCTCGGTGATATCAATCATCTGTGCGTTTTTATCTTCAGCAGACAATTCAGCATCATTTTGAATATCCGACATGCGTTCCTGATAAGAATTGAACATGACATTCCATGATTCAACAACATGGTATTTGTTTCGAGCCATATCACCCAACCCCTGTCCAACCATAAAGTCTCTCAATACCATTCTTGTGGTTCCATGTGTAAGCATTCTTATGGAATTCTCAGGATCGGCACCAACTGCACATAATGCAGTAACCATATTTGATGTGCTTGGATTGATCATGATTTTTCCAAGTTGATCAAGTTGGTTATTATCCACAGCACTCTGTAATAATTGTCCAAGCCATGTAATCTTGTATTGCCCATTATCAAGCAATGCATTTCCATCCTTATCGGTAAATCTCGTAAAGGTTTTTCCACCAAATACACTTCCACGAAAAACCATTTTGAAATGATTTCCTTTTACATCAGCATATGCATTATTCAGATATATTGTTGTACGGATTGCACTTGCAAGAATACCTGTTACATTGGCACCTGCCTGATAACTTGCGAACTGTTTTGAATTAGATGTGAAATCATTTATAAATTTAGAAACCTCATTCTTTCCACGTTCATCTAATTTAAGATTACTGATGATATCCTGTATGGTATTTGTAGTGATAGGTGTTGTATAATTAATTACATTGAGTGTGTTATCATAATAATCAAACATGCTATTTACGATGACATTCATGTTCATTTTATCAGAATCAATCACCTTTCCATCATCACCGATGATGTCACTTTTTCCCATATTGCCAACAAACTTTCCAATAGAATGCAATTCATCAATGTCATAATCGGAACCATCAATAACATTCTTCTTGCTTGAAGTAAATGCAATATTGGTTGTTTCATGCGAGAAATCAACTGTACGATACTTATTTCCAGATCCTGATGATGAGGCAGGAATACGTGACATGATGTTGTCAAGATAATTATGGAATCCCTCATAGTAATCCTTAATTGCAGGGAATAATTTTTCCGGATCAATCTGATTTGTATTAGACTCAACACTTGCAGTTGCTTCTGTTGGAAGTTTTATTTCGCCTTTACTTACCAAGTCTTTCATAACAATTCCTGCACCAACGGAATTGGTAAAATCAATATCTGGAATTAATGATTTTAAATTTGTCATTCGCTCCTCAACAGTATCACCAAGATGATCATAACGAATCAATCTTCCATCAGAAAGATGTATTGTCATGATATCGTTTACGGAAAAATTCTTGTAATAAAGTGGATTTTCCTTCTTAAGACTAAATCCAAATTTTTTCGGATCCTTGAATTGAATTATTGCCTCTGCAGATTTTGATGAATGAATTTGCGAAATTAGATGATTACGTTCCTCAACAGATGGCTTCCAATTTGGATTGTCTCTTGACTCTTGTGCAACAAGACTTTCTATATCTATTCCATCCTTTGTGAAATGACGGGTATAATGCAATCCTGTACGAGGGGTAAAGGAATTTTCATCAACACCATTCTTCTTCCACATCTCTATGTTCTTGTCATAGTCAAACTTCGTGAATGACTGTCCTTGCTTCAGAAATAATGCATTATCAGGACGGATATTCTCATTCACATCCATCATGTCAATGAAATCTCCAGGAGCCTGTACATGAGAACCACCTGTATTGAATTCAGGTTTTATCATATCATTCAATTGTTGTATAAGCAACGGACGGATCCTTTCTGCAATTCCAGGGGAATGGATTGAGAATCCCGAATCAGTAATGATATTAACGAAATTGGTAAGCAATCCCATATTTTGTGCAGATTCCTTTCCAAGATCTTTGAGATATGCACCCCAATTTCCATCATACTTATCCTTTACTTTATCTATCATTTTATTGAGTCGATAATCAACAATGGATGCCTGTGCTGTTTTAACGCGATTAGCCAATTCCTTATTCTGTGGTCCATCAAACATCGTATTAAGCAATTGATGTTGCATCTTTGATGAATCATCCTTATAATCCTTGTTTGCATCAAGAATAATCAAGTGTTTGCTATTGTCTGTTCGGAATGTTTGGAATCCATTTGCATCAACAGAATTGATTGGCGAATCTCCCGCAAGTTTGAATGAAGATTTTGGAACAAGTGCCGCAGTATATGTTTCCTGTAAGTTATTATCAATAATATAATGAGCAAGTTTTTCATCATCAAAATTGAATTCAACTAACTTGGAATACAATTCAGGACCAAGCATTCTCTTCTCAAGATCCCTTATATATAAACTATGTTTTCTTTGTGCAGCAGTCATTAATGCAGATGATTTGATTAACCTACGTTGTCCAGTAAGCAGATCAATATCATTATAGATATGTTTTTGTGATCCATTGATATTCTCCTTGGTAATGGATCCATTTCCATTTCCTGAACTTATGTATTCAAGCCATGCATGTGCAGAAAGTTTCAATTGCCAACCATCAGTATTCTGAACACGTGATTGTGATGGTGATGTATCAGTAAGAAAACGTACAACATCATTCGTTGCAACACTGTCATCTATGATTGCATATTGTGAATAACGTCCAATACCATTTGGATTGGTTACATCAAGATGATTTCCTGGTGTTAAAAGGGAATAGTTACGTTTTCCCAATTCTTCCCATCCTGATTGAGCAAATGGATTTCCTCCAGTGATTTCAGAAACATGTGCATTATGTGTAAGCCATGAAAGATAGTATGCCTCATAAAATGGATTCATGTAAAGCATCTTTTTCTGTTCATTAGGATTATGAATATCATTGGTTTCATATCCAATCTTCATTGAATCTTTTGGTGCCTTCTTAAATGGTCGTACTGAACCAAGACCTGATTTATCACCTTGAAAGAATTTTTCAGTAACAGGATTTACCTTAATTCCAGTTGAAACCATATGATCAACAAAACCATTCATGCGTTTTGAGAGGATTTTTTTCATCTTCATCTCAACAAGCATATTGCGTGTTTTGATATCATCAATCTTTGCTAATTCCGCTATCTCACGATGATTTTCCATCGTGAATACGTCATCAACAAGTTCACCTTTAATATTTGTGAATTCCATATTGGCATCATTCCCCAATAATATCCTGTCATTTTCACCCTCTTTGCTTGAACGGACAAACTTGTAATGTGAATATACTTCAGCATAACCCTCTTTAAGTTTAGAAAGGAATTCATTTGCATGACCTGGAGTATTTATATGGTCATCAATCATTCTCTGTAGAAACTCCGGTGATACGGAACGCTCATTAAATATCCTATTTTCCTTTTTCATCGCCAATTCATCATATGATCTGGCAATTGTAGGATCAATATTCTGACGGAATATCGATTCCATTGTACCTAATGCCTTTGTAGAATGACGTTCACGTACAGTAAAAAGATCAATTATATTTTGTGAAACGGTATCCCAATTCACAGACGCGTTATATTCTCCATCCTTTACGGTTATCCTTAATGGTGCATGCTCAATACTTGTTTCGAAATTCATGACGATTGGCGTATGCGTATCGGCCATATTCGATGTAGGTAAATGATAATTCCTACCACCATCAATCAACTTAACATTCTTACTTCCTGAATGCTCAAATTGAACAATGTTATCAATGAAAAAAGCATTGATCATCGCATTGAGATATTCCTTGTTCTGCATCTTGCTTACAGGAATTGTCTTAGATCCCTTTGTAAGATATGCCATTCGGGTATATGATTTCAATACAAGATCCTTATTGTTTTTATCAAGGAAAGGATTGAGGAACCGTCCTGTTTTATTACCAGCCTCGTCATAACCTGGTGCATAGTAAGCTGAAGCATCAGGATCCTGTGCAGCAGCAAATTTGAATGAGAATTCACTTTTGATTCCATCATCGGCAGATATCTTGTCGGTAAATCCACCAAATTGATAATCGAATGCAGATCCCTTTGTTTCAAGATAGATACGCTCACCGCCAATTGTTATACTTTTTTCACTTCCTGTTGAGGCACGTGAATATGATTGTATGGCAGCAATATCATCAAGAAGCCAATGTTTTACATCTGCACTTCCAATTGTTTCAGATTCATCATTGATGCCATCACCAACAAATGAACTATTTGCTTCTTCAGAATCCGTTGAGATGACTGAATTTATATGCTGTTTCTTTATATTCTTATCAGTAAGTTGATCCATCCATGTCTTGATGATCTCAGCAAACTTATTCCTGTTTATACCACCATCTGACAACTTGGTATTTAATACACCTTCAATTGCAGAATTCATTTTAATGGAATTATGTGAATCCTTTTCCTGAAGGAATGCATCAATTGTTTTTGGTGAGATATGCTTCCATCCAAGATTTAGGAATTTCAATAATGAATTTGCAGTATCCACATTGAATGATGGATTAAGCCTTGCACCATTCTTATCATAAGATATTAATGGAATCAATTCACCGTCTGGCATCAATTGTGATAATCCGCTTGCGGTATTCCTGTATCCTGCAATTATACCCTGTTTTGTTATGTTTTTAGGATCAATCTTAATACCAAATGCCAATGCCTCATTAATCTCATCTTGTGTAAATATCGAAGTAACAGCCTTATTGCCGTTTGGTGGCATGAAAGTTACCTTGAATGTATCGAAAAGCATTTGTTTCTTTTGAGGTTTTAACTCACCTGTTTTTCCGCTTTCCGTTTCCACAAAATCAAACATCCCATTTCTAAATGCAGTCTTAATGCCTTCCTTGATTTTCACAAGATCATTTCCATGACGTTGACGAACATAAGCTGAATTATCACGATTCAGTATTATTTCGGAAACATTCTTCTGTACAATGGAATCATAATTATAATGTATTGCCGAAAGTACAGTGTGCATATCAATCGATTTTGGAATGATTTGCTCATCAAGATCGAATTTTGTATTATCAACATCAGAAAGGAACTCATGTACCATTGAAGGATATTTCGCCCACATTGTATATGATATGTCACCATCTGGACGAACCATGTCAGCCGTTGCCAATCCAAGTGTTGCAGATTCTTTGTTTTCAAAATGTTCAGAATCATTGAATATAGAATCATAAACAGACCATGCAAGATTTGTCAATCTGTTTCCAGGCATTCCGGCAATAGCCATCTGTTTTATCACCTTGCCAATTTCACGCATTGAATCACGATCAGGATTCCCTACATTTTTTGAACGTGCTATACGCGAAGCATTTATCAATAATGTTTCAGCAGAACCAACATTTATAAATGCTGTTCCACGTGTATTCATTTTCCTTGATCCATCATCCTTGATATCATAACTATTCAACCTTATACTTCCAAGAATCAGTCGTACATGATCTGAAAATGAGGGTGCCTTTAAGTCATTTCCTATTTGGATTGAACTCTGTGAACTTGATTCATCTTTATCAGACAAGATATTCGTTACAGCACCTTTCAATTGTTGAGCAAAATCAGACATTGGAATTTCCTTTGCAACCGCATCAGTAAAAAGAATTGCCTTCGGGAAAATCTTCTTTATAAATTTCTCGAAATTCTCCTCTTTTGAAAGTTGATGAACGATATAATCACTTAGCATTGAACGTGAAGTATTCGCATTTGAAATAGAAGATGAATCTGTGTATCTCAAATCATCTATTCCAACAGTTTGCTCTGCACCATCACGAACAACAATGTATTTCTTATTTTTTAATGTGCCATCCTGGAATGTCAAGCGTTCATAATAACGATTCACTGCAGCATTCCATTCGTATCTTTTTGGAAAGATTTTTCGTGAATAGGATGAAAGGTCAACTATACCACCACCTATATTTAACAAGATCTCATTTATCTTGTATTGATTGTTGTCAAATATATCAAGCAATTTTCCAAAATCCTGTGCACGTTTATTGCGTGAAATCTCTTCCTTTTCAACAGGAATGGAATTGGATGTTGTTTCATTGGATACATTTTCAATTGAATCGGCCTGTCTCTGATCTTTTGTTTCCGATGGCACAAAATCAATATGCTCTTCAAATTCCTTTGATGTTGATGAATGTGATTCGAAATCAAATCTCACATTTGCCTCATCCGGATCAGCAGGAGGTGCATTTGTTATATCAACTTTTGAATTCTTTGAAGTCTCATTTGCTATACTATCTGATGATGTGAGTATCTGAGGCATATTAAATCCAGCAATGTTCGCCTCAAGTTTATTAAAATCCTTTTCTGCAATATGACTATTTGTTGGATCAATAAGTGCGAAATCACGCAATGCAACATTTTGTTTTGATTCAGTATATATTTTTATTGCATCAGCAAGTGCATTTGATTTTCTCTCGATTGAAACATTATCAAGATCAGTAACTTTTCCACCATAATTTCCATCAAAATATTTGAAATTAAAACGTGCAGTAGCCTTTCCTGGAGTGGTTTTCTTATCTATCTTCATTGCAACAAGATCACCAATGCCATCATATTTTTCCGCAATTTCTTGTGGAGACATTGTTTTCGCTGCAGCTTTCTTCAATCCTTCTTCAGTAAAGAGTGGATTTATTTTCCATTCACCACCTTCTTTACTTGGTGCACTGAAGAATGCATATCTATTCCCACTTACAAAATTATTAATTGGCTCCCAAAACTTACCTTGTGAAGGACTTCCTTCAGCATTAGACTTGTTTAGGTCAAAACGCTCACGGAGAATTTGTTGTGTCTTTTGCAATTCTGCATTTGAAAGATTCTGTGAACGTAATTTTACCATACCAATATTTGTCATGGTCTCATCATGTGAATACATTAGGTAATAGCCAGGTTCAAATTTCCCGTTACCTTTTAATGATGGAGAGTTGACAGTAAAATCAAGCTTATCTGGATTATCAATAAAAATCGGTTCATAGAAATATACATTTCCTGATTTATATATCTTTCCTCCCTTTGATGTTGCAACATGATCCTTCAATAAGTCTGACATTTTACTGAATGCGACTTTACCATTTGTGGATCCATTGTTATAATTGACATTTCCAGGTGTTGCAGATTTCATTGCAACATAACCAAGATCTACAACCTTCTCATTTGATTGATATGCTTTCTTGCGAATGTCAAACTTATATTTTTCATATGCTACTCGATCGGTAAATTGATCATCAGTTTCTCCAATGAGTTTTGTGACAGGTGCCTTATATTCGCCATTGAAATCATGGTTTGCCTTATCATTGGGCATGAACATGGTTCCCATTATTGCGAAACGTCTTAGATTCTCATCAGTAACCGGGATATTATTATTCTTGAGTTGTTTCCCAAGATAATCACGCATAGCATTATCTGCAAGATCAAGTGAAACAGTAACGACATCATTCATCATTTTGCCATTTAATTCAATGGATTGATGATATGTACGTTTAAGCATAAGTTTTGAATACCCATTGAATGCACCTGATTTATTGAGCACCAACATCTTTATACGGTCATGCAAAACCTGCATGTTACTATCCATTATATTCTTTCTGCCAAATGGATTTGTGGCAGAGGAATATGTTGATAGACCATTCTTATGGTTCTGTATGCTCTTTGTTGCAAACAACATTTCTTCCGTTGCGGAATTATCGGAATGGGTATTGAAGATTGTAATGTCGTTAGCCTTGAATGATTTATATTTCTTTAGGAATTGTGTTTTTGTTATCTCCTTGTCACTTCCGGAAATTTTAAAATAATAATTCCCTTTAGCATCGACAGCTATACTGGAGATTCGTACAGTTACATTATTCTCATCACGAACCAAACCACCAACACTAAAATTATTTTTCTTGTTTTCCCATTTGTCAACGCGTGTACGTAATATAGATCCCTTTCTTGCATTGACTATCTTCACCAATCCAAGACTATGAATTCCTAAAGGGGAAAATGGTTTGTCATAACCAGAAAGTTTCACATGAAAAAATCCATCATCATTAGCGATCAATGATTCAACCGTAACAATATCCCCATTTGAAGCCTTGTATTTTTTCCCAACTTCAAAATCATCCTGACTAACTGTTTTTTTATTACTTGTAACCTTAGTACTTTTTACAGATACATTAGATTTTGGAACATCAATACCCTTAAGTGCTTCAGACATTGATGAAAGGCGTGATTGTTCCGAAAGTGCATATTTCTGCTTACGTTCATCCTCAAGCTTAATATAATCGGCATTCTCATCAATAAGTTGTGAAACCTCACGTGATCCTGGAAGGGAATTTGTTGGAACATCAGTTACTACATCTGCAAATTCCTTTGCACGTGAAACTGCTGTCAATTGGGCCTTGTTATAATCTGGACCTAATTTTTCCTTATCAATATTTACATATACACGTGGAAACGACAATCCTTTTGCAGTGAATTCGCCACGAATAATCGTTTTTACGGCATTTTCAGCAATCTTGCGATCAATTCCATGGTTCTTTGATAGTTCATCGATTACAGAAAGCCTATCACTGTCATTTGCCACAATCATAACCGTACCTGTACGAATAACACCATCGGTCTTTAGATCAGAAGCAAATTTACCCATCTGTTCCGAAATGGTTTTTGAATCATAACCACGTAGGACAACACCACTTCTTGTTCTTCCACCGGAATCAACTGTATATTGTGTTTGAAGTAATGAAACCTGCTTTCCATTTGCATAAAGTGATACATCACGATATTGTTGTTGCAACCTGGAAATGTCAAAAACACCACTTCTAAATACATCGACAATCGGTGTGGTGGATTCACGATTATACATTACATCGGGAATCTGTGAACTACGTTCCTTTTCCTCAAGTCTATCCTTTATATCACCAAGTTGTGATGGATCACATACATGGATTATCTTGATTCCATTATCACGTGCAATGGAAGTCATTTTTGCCAATTCCTCTGCATTTAATTCACTGGCTTCATCAACAATCAAGAATGATGGTTTTTCTTTTGAAAGAATTCCTTTCTCATTAAGAATATCATCAATCGTTGTAAATGTGCAAGAGTCTTTCAGTCCACTTGACTTGAATGCATCACTAAGATTAGTAATTTGTGGATTTGATGGTGCAGTTCCAACAAGTTTCAATGAATCACTTGATTTGGATTCACGTGACTCAAGGATATCGCGGAATACATGGATTGCACTTGGTACAACCAATGTTGTCTTTCCTGCACCTGCATAACCAAGTACATTGATTTGATCACGTACAAACTGAGTCTTGTTTGGATGATCTACATATAAGTTATTACTGTCATTCATGAAAGCAACAAGCGTATGTATTGCCTGGCGTTGTTCGAATGAAGGAACAATATACTTAGGATCCAATTTCACATTTCGATCAATATAATTCTTGTAATTATCAAGGAATTCCTTTGATGAAATCCTCATAATTCTATGAAGATGTTCCGAAACGGTTTTGTATAGGTACGCCTTTGCTGCAGGAAGACAATTGGATTCACCTGTTCTTACCTCATGATAAGCCTGTGATGAATTATACAATGGGAAAAGTCGGGTTCCTGTCTTGTCAAATGTTTCAGGTTCCCATTGGATATAATTTACATCGGTAAGACCACCAAATCCTGGATCATATGAATAATTACCCTCAATGCCTTCTTTGAAGAAAACGGTATGTATTGTTTCTGCAGAACCTTTTATTGTCTTGAATGCAATATGGATTTGTGATTCCATTTTTGCAATGGATTCAAGCAAACGATCATGTATATCGTAAACTTTCTTTGTATCCTCAAATGTGATTTTTGATGTACCATCCTCATTAGTTCCAGCAGCAGTCTTTATATCAGAAATCTGTTTTACAAGATTATTGAATTCATCAATAGTTTTGTGTGTACCAAGAATAATCGCATTGTCAGGATAAAAATTCTTAAGATTTTCAATGATTTGAGAATTAACCCTATTAGCATTATTAATGAAACCGATCTTCACATTTGCTTCATTATCTAAACGTGCAGATTCGGAAGCTATACTTGATTTCTGTACAATATCAAGCAACTGATTCTTATAATCATTCAATTTTGAAATTACAGAATCCTTGTTTTCCTCATCATAATATGAATCAGGAGCCCTATTAACATCATTCAGTCCAGAAGTGCTATCAGATAATTTTGAATATGCTTCTTTATTCAATAGCATTGCAAGAATCCTTGATTGCACTTCTTCAAGTTTTATTGCAACTAAATGAGCGTCCTGTATTGTAGAAAGGTTTGATTCCTTGAAATCCTTTATACTTGATTCGAATGATTTCAATATTGGATCTTGTGAGGTTCCTACATTAGATGAAAGAAAAGCCTCAGTTTTAACCTGTTCCTGTGTACGTGCCTCGGGTTTCATATTTGCAATATTATTTGCAATTCCCAATGCGGAATGTATGTCATCAAATCGACTCTTAAATTCACCCTTTGCACTATCAGGCAATAACCTAATATGTTCTTCAAGTGTATCCATTGGTTCATCTTCAGGATCAACCTCAACATTCTTTACCTCTTCTGGATGTTTTGCCTTTATATCGGAAATAGTCTCGTTGATGTGTTTTTCAGCAGCAGCCTTTATTCCATTATTAAGATTAGCGAGATGTTCTGCAGCAGCAACAGATCCTGTTTTCACAAGATCAGATGCAACTTTAACTATTTTCTCATTATTACCTTTTGAAATTGATGATGTGATTTCTTTTATCTGAGAAATAGCATTACCCATTGTCTCTTCTGCGTCATTCTTATCATTAAGGAATTTTGCAATTCCATTTGAAACAGAAGTATTAAAGACATCAACAACCTTATGAAAACCCTCTTTTTTCTGTAATGCAATAGCTTCTTTTACTCCTGAAGAACCATAGTCATAAGCCTTATTTGTATCAGCAATATAATCACGCACAATTCCATCACGAATGATTTCATTTGAACGCTTATCAGTAATGATGTCATTCAGTTTTTCATTGGCAATATCCAATTGTTTTTTGATAGTGGATTTTTCTAAGTCAGTCTTTGCATCAACAAGTTTTTTATTAAGATCCCTGATGTTAACCGCATGTTCAATACCCTCACGTGCAAGCATATTTGGATCAACCAATTCATCAAGCATCTTGGATGTATGTGCATCAAGATTTTCTGTACCGGATTTCTTAATGTATTTATCTTTTGTGGCACTATCATTCCATTTTTTCAGTCCACTCTCATCATAGATCTTTTTGTAATTTCGGATATCCTGTTTGAAGTTACTGTATGATTCATCTGCAATAGATGTTGGACGCACTCCTGTTTGCGGATCAATCTCACCATCACGGATAACCTCACCGGTTTTTGCATTGGCCCAATGTGCACCAATCTCACCATTCTTGTACATCGCATCTGCAGTCTTCTCCAATTCAGGCAACATGTTATTGACTGTTGCATCACCAAGTGTCATTCTGCGTGACTGTTCCTGTGGACTCATTAATTTTCCACCCTTGTAAAAATGTATTCCAGTTGATATCGCACCCATCAACAGACCATTCTCAAGTGCACCACCTAATCCATTGGTGATTCTTGAAAATACATTTTCATTAACATCTCCATACATCCCATCAATTCCTGAAGTATCATCACCTGCATATTTGCTGTAATAATCCTGCATGATCTGAATGGAATTATTCGCCATGTGAATCAAACCCATTTCAGATGTTGCCGATGCTATGTTTGAAACAGGGACAATCCTTCCATTCAATAATGCATTGCCACCTTTTTTTGCAGCTTCAGCCATTTTTCTAAAAACACCTTTTGATGTTTCCTTTACAACGGCATCAATTTGTGTTCCGGTCAATTCAGCAGGAGCGACATCAGGAAACATCTTCTTTGAATAGTCCATGAAAGTTTCCTTCACGATATCCTTCATGGATGATTCGGTCGATTGTCTTGTAATCATTGAAGATGTGGCAGGAGAGAACCATTTATGTCCAATACCCATCAATGCATATGTTGTCACTGCTGAACCAAGATAACCCATTGCGGCTTTCTCGGGAGAAATTCCCATTTCCTTTGCTCCCTGATGAAAACCATCAGCCATTGCAATAGTAAAGAAACCACGGTTTAAACGTTCAGAAACATTCTTTGTAATACCCTGTCTTGCAATGGAATGTAATTCAGCTATCAATGGCGACTTGCCTTCATCTATTGCAATTTTAGCCGATAATTGAAATGCTTCATCACTCAATCCTATTCCACCTTTCAATAATCCACCTACCTCACCAATTCCACCTGTTGCTACAGCTTGTAGCATCATTCCAATTGCACCACCAATCATTCTTCCAGATGTCCCTTCAAGTCCACGTTGTTGATTTTGAGATTCATTGAAATAACCTGCGGATGAAACATTTTGTGCAATGTTTGCCCAACGCATCAATGGATTGTTGGCAAACCCTTCATCGAATGACTTCTGTTCTTTTGGTGATATGCCAGAATGTGCCAAATAAGGATCAATGACTTGTCCCTTTACAAGATACATTCCCGTTTCGGCAAGTGATCCGAATATGGAAGGTACATTGGTTACGAATTCATTTACTGCAGTGCCACCAATATCCTCAAACCAATTATTGTGCATCGTGCGTGATCCCCACGCAGAACGGATAGTAGATCCTTTCAATGACTCCGTAAGGGATTTATCCCTCCATATGGGTAATCCCTGTTCATCATAATCAAGGGCAAGCATATGAGCAGATTCATCCTGTTTTGCAAGTCCCATTGTTCCTGCAAACAATGCACTATTAAACCATACATCACTTGTCTTATCAGTACCACCCGACATCCTATGTAATTGGTTCCTGTAATATTCATCTTTACTTACATTGCCATCCTTTGTCGATACAATATTACGCCCATCAGCAAATATCTCATCGGATTTGATTTGTGTATATGCCCCTGTTGCAGATCCTATGAAACGATCATCAATGGTTTTTTGTGATGTTGGAGGTGCAAAATTGGAATAACCATGTTCCATCCTTGAAAATGGAGTTGAGACATTACTTGGAATGGCATCATTTGAACGGTATTGCACTTTCTGCATTGTACCTTCATGAACACTTGTATTGTAAGCATTATACGCTTCATTGGAACTATCATATGCCAATCCAAACTTCATCTTGTCATTACCATATACGGATTCACCGTACTTTGACCACGCATCCTCTTTTGAAAGCATGGTTGGAACCTGATTGGTTTTCGCGGAATAATCAAGAATAGAATTGTTATCAACCCCTGAAAGACGCAATCCCATATAATCCAATTTTTTTGGAGCAGGTGTGATTGTCGGTGTTTGAATGTTTGATGGATTGAGTGGTGGTGTAGGAGGTGGTGTCATAAAATTGTTTTTATCAAATCAGCATTTACATCTGACCTGAATTAATTATTAATTATCAATTTGAAAAAATGGACTACTCAATATTTTTTCCCTTGCCTTTGTTTGTGCGGCCTGTTGTTCCGCATCCTTGTCATAAATGGATTTCATACTTCCATAACCTGCATAAAGGTTAGCATTCTCATTTCCGGTTGCAACATCTGATGGTTGCATTGGTGCTGAAATTTTGGTATAATAATGTGTTTTTCCATCAGCACCCTTTTGTTCATAGGTAAGGGTACTATTGACATCATTAATGCTCAATGGTCCCAAATAATAATTATCGGTTGCGTCAACGGTTTTTGGAGAATCCGTATTATCGACAAAATCATTATGGTGAAGATCAAGTCCGGCTTCGCCCGAAGGACCAAGGTCAATGGTATATTCCATGTAATTTGCCTGACTTCCCTGATAGGTCTTCAAATCCTCATCAGTAAGTGGTTGTCCTGCATTATTACCCCTTTGATAAAGCATCACCAATGGATCATTGGGATCTGGTACTGCATTTGAAATTACTTCTTGTGCATGATCCTTCTCTTGGGAAGTAGGAGCACGATAGGTATGATTCGTTGGATCATATACAAGTGCATCATCAGTAACAATACGATTAGCGGAAACTATTGTTGCATTCTTCAAATTAGAACTTGTACTTAGGTTATTCACTGTTCCGGAATCACCAAAACGAATCGCATCAATACCTAATGATTCAAGTGTCTTTCCTATAATATCCTTGTTTATATCTGCCAATCCCTGTACTGCAGCCAAACCACTATATTGAACTCCACCGGAAACCTTTCTGGTTTCCCATAATTTTGTGGTGGGATTATAATACTTCACATTCCTGTCATCCAATTGTTTTGGAATGATATTTCCAGCCTGTACCTGTGCAATATAACCGCGTTTATCAGCTTCAACATTCGCAGCTTTCTCATTGGCAATTTTTGTTCCTTGAGTCATGGTTTGACTATGGCCCTCTTCCGATTGTATATAGGAAGGAACTGCATTGTCAACACGTTTCATTGTATATAATGCCATGACACCATTGCGATAACTGATATCCTTTGGATCATTTGATGAGAGACGATCCATATCAATCTTGATCTTATCCTTTTCTGCTAATCCATCATTCAAGACATTCTCAATTCCTGCAGCACCTTCCTTTTCTCCAATATCATAAACCTCACGCAACATACCTGTTTTCGAAGATTGTGACATATTGCTATAAAGATTCCTGGACATTGACAATAACTGACTGAAATTGTTTTTCTTGGAATTCTTGTTTTTAATCAATCCATCATAATCATAAGCACCACCTGTAAGTTTCGCCTGTTTCTCACTCTCGCTCATATTCTCAGTGGTACCTAACTGAGTCATGTAATTCTTGAATTCAGCATTCACGGTTCCACTATCACCTTCAAGAATAGTCAAATCCTTTTTTGCTATATTACCATTTTCATCCCATTCATTGGATCCTGTCTGATAATCAAGATAAGTTGCATTCTTTGCAAATCCAGTCTTATCCCGCAATGGGGCACCTGTTGAACGATCAATATAAATTAATCCACCAAGATTATTCTTGTCAACAAATTCAGCTTGTGCCTCATATTGCTTCTTATTCTGTTTAGCCATATTAGCATCATAGACCGTTGTTGCAACCTTTCCTAATGCACTTTTTCCCTCATCTGTATTTGTATATATTGTCCAGAGCCCACCATATTTCTTTACACCTTCAGAAACATTATTTACAGCAGTATTGTATTTATTCTCTAATGCCTGTGCATTTCCTGGAAGACCATCAACATCAAACTTTGGGATAGTAGGTGTGTCAGCAGCCAACTTTTTTGCCAATGCATCCTTTGCATCCTCTTTCTTGTCCACATAATATTTCAATGGAGAAGAATCTATTCCTGCCGACAATTCACTATTTATGAATAAAGGGGAACTTCCTGTTCCCAAGGATGAAAATAGTCCCATATTATTATCCTTTACCTATTGCTGTCAAATACTGTTGATACATTTCTGGTGTAGCAATGTTTCCTTGTGATTTTAAAGCCTGAGAAAATTCATCATAACTAACTTGTGTTCCGGATTTCATTTTAGAATAAATTGCATTTGCATTATCCATTGCATTCATTCCTCCCTGTAATGCCATTCCTGCATAAATTGAATTTCCATAACCTTGTCCTGCCTTAAGCATCTGACCAAGTTCTGCACCAACTGCGGCTCCTTTTGCTTGTCTTAATTGATATTCAGAATCCTCATTATCGCGTGTCCATTTATTACGTGATTGTAAATTGAACATATTTGCATTGTTTGCTATTCCAACATTTGTCTTTTGTTGTTCATTACGCATTGCTTCCATTTCAGCCGCATTCTGTTGACCAACTTGAAGTTCATTTGCATGAATTCCAACATTTGTCTCAGGAGTTTGATTTACATTTCGTGCATTGTATCTTGCAGTATTTCCTGCCAATTGAGATTCTGATTTTTTCGCTGCAGCAATTGCATTGAAATTCTGATCTTCGAATTTAGCATGAAATTCTTCAGGTTTTGCATATGGTTGATTTTTATTTAGCATATTCCATAATGTCTCGGCTCCACCAACAACCATACTTGCACCAAATAATTGATTATTCATCTTCCTGTACTTACTGAACATCGGATCCTCTGGAGTACCTGGAGGAGGAGGTGTTGTTACAGGAGGTGCAGTTGGATCAGGATTATTTTTTTTATATTCATTATTTGCATTGGTATCTATTTGTCCTTGTGTCCAAACATCACTTGGATCAAGTGTAGGATCCGTACTTTTCAATAAGTTCCTTTGGGTTGGAGAAAAATGTGTTGGATCATTTCTATAATCACCTGAATGTGTATGACTGTAAATAAAATCACGAATTCCTGTATATGGTTCATCTGATCCTCCATATGAGAAATTTTTCATCTTGCCAAATATACCACCACCTTGAGCATTATATTGGATATTCTCATTACGATGTTCATCATTACCTCCACCTGTAGAAGTATGGAACTTATTATAAGGAGAATTAGGTGAGAAATTCTTCTCTATATCACCTTCATCCCAACCTGTTGCAGATTTGATTTGTGATTTTATATTTCCACCCATTACCAATTCCTTTGGAGAAACGCGTGCATCCGAACCTTCGATATTGACTTGCATGTGATCATCCTTTACACCTCCAGGATTACTCATTCCTTCACCTGTCGTTACACCAACATCATCAGGTCCTACGTGTGATCCATTATGTATTTTCTTGTCACCATCAATACCAATGAAATTAAGGAGATTCTTCGCGAACTCCAAACGGTCATTAGGAACAACATGTGCGGTATTCTGTTGTTGATTGCCAGCACCACCTTTATTGTAGTTATTATTGTTATTGCGTTGTTGATCTTCATTGTCCATTTCGAAATCAGACTGATTCAATTGCCAAAGTGAACGTCCAGGACTTCCACCATCAGCCGCACTGAATTGTTGTTGATAACCACCTTGTTGTGCATACACACTATTGTTTGCCTGATATTGACGATTACCTTCACCTATTTGCTCATTTGCAATTTGAGATTTCTTCATGCTCTTTACATGATTAGACGCATCAAGTGCAACTCCTGCAACAGCACTTCCTGCTATTATGAAAGGATTTCCTGTTGTGGCCGCCGCCCCAACTAAAGTTTTAGTGGCACCAAAATTCATCTTGTAAGGATCCTGCATCTGAGATTGTTGCTGATAAGGATTAGCACCTTGTTGACCTATCATCTTACCAATTTGTCCTTCTACCTGACCTACTGCCTGTAATCCTGAAGGAGGTCCTTGTGTCTTGCTTGACATCTGATTGAACATCTGAGTAGGATCCTGTAATTGTGATTTCTGTTGAAATGGATCTGTGCCTTGTTGCATGGACATTCTCTTCATCTGTTCTGCAACATCATCTTGTTGCACAGGTGGAAATGATGCCCAAGAAGAAGGTGTATTTGCACCTCCATTGACAAAGTATTTTGGACCACCTGCATTATAGTTGTTGCCCATTGAATACAATGATTTTTTTGCTGGTCCTCCATTATTGTAAGTATCGTTGTTCTGACCATAATATTTATTATGATTATCGATTTCATCATAATATCTTTCAGGATAAGCATATGCTGGACGTGGCTTAGCCTGTGTATTAGGAAGAAAATCTGGTCCTATTGCAGATGGTGTAACATTATCTGTTGTAAAAAAAGGTTGTGACTTTGCTTTATCATCGTTTAATGGTATTGATTGTGTCCTATCTAACCATTTCCTTTCATCATTCTGTCCAAACATGTTATCCTGACCAGGCATCTTATTTGGATCAACAACTATCGTGGGGTTAGCAGTCGTGGGATTAGAATCCATCCATACCCAACCTTCACCTTTTGGTATATTTTCTTTTGTCCCATAATTAAATTGTTTCCACGTACCTTTTTCCCTATACCAACCGCCACCACTTGTTGATGGGGGATCTCCTGGACCGCCTCCATTATAACTTTTACTCATTGAATATAGTGATTTTTTCATTTGTCCTCCTTTATTATAAAGTCCTGTTGATCCATAAGCAATATTTACTTTTTCTCTACTTTCTGATCCTAAATCTGCCTCTTCTTGAGTATTATATTTTCCAGTATGTTCACCTGTTTTTTTGAATCTATCAACAGCTTCCTGTTGTGATAATTGTACTCCATTTACAACAGTTGGAATATTGAATTCTCCAAATGGAGTTGATATTCCAATTGTATATTCAGTTTGATTATCAGAATTTCTTATTCTCTTTGATCCATCTGCATTTTGATCAAAAGGTAAGAATTGTCCTTGATAGTTTGGATTGCTTATTCCTTTTGCAATTGGAGCACCTGGATTTTCCATTTGACGTTCATTATTTGAACCAAATGGACCACCGTTTGCTAAATTTTTTGTTTGTTCTGCAGTAATCTCAGGTTCAATTTCTGAAGGTAATGTCCCTCTTGGAATTTCACCTGTCTGATACCATCTTCCTTCTGCATCTTTTGCCCAATAATAAGTCTGTCCAAAGTTAGTTGTCTGTTTTCTGAATCGAGCCTGTGATACCACAGGAGTAGCTGGTGCAGTTTGTACTGGAACGGGAGTTGGCGTTGGAGTTGGTTTTGCATTCTGACTTCTTGGATCAGGTGTAGTATTATCTACTGGAGGATTTCCGAGAACAACTGGCTGTACAGGTTTTTTGTAAACAGGACTTAATGCAAGACCATCTGTATATTCTGCAATTGGATTTATTTTACTGTGCCATAAATCAGAACTCACATGCATTCCTATTTTTGTAGGATAATTGAATGGAAGACTTTTGTAATAATTTACCACAGTATCTTTCTCCAGATTAGTTAAAGGATCAAACTGTGTAAAATAAGATGGAGGTTTATTGTAATCAGAAGTACTATTACCAGGTTCAACTACTTTTCCTGGTGTCCAACCATTTGCATCACGTATATTTTTTAATTGTTTAGGATCCATATGTGACGCGTTTCCTATACTATTTAACCATTGGTCATAAACAGGACCCATATTTTTCTTCTGATACTTGTATGCCTTATAAAGGTTTAAAGAATCAGAATACATTTTGAGTCTTTCATCATTTGGATCCTGTGTATAAATAGGAGGTCGACCTCCACCAGTTTGATATTTAGCAAGAGAATATAATGATTTTTTACTCATTTTGATGATAGTCTAAAATGTGTATCAACTGACTTTACAAATATAGGTTTGTTCAACATATATTCCAATGTGGTTTTGATGAATTGTCCTCTCATTGGCGATCCTACAGCATAGATGTTATTGGTCATATTTGTGATAGCCGTAGCACGCGAGATCGGAACCATCCATTGATTCTCCTTATACGCAGGACGAAGGTAATTTGATATTACCGGTTGTAGAAATGGATTCTGTACACACAATTGTTGAACAGTCTCATATTGTACATTGTCAGGAGTGTTAGGATCACTATTGATATAATAATGATCAAAGATCTTGATGAAATCACTTCCTGCATTTACATTGAATGAGAAAGTCATCGGTTCAAGTACACCATAAAAGGTTGAACGATTATCATTTCCTGTAGTGGTAACATCCACGCCCTCACGATAGAAATCACCCTGTCCTGTAGGAATGATATTCTGTGAAGGAAAGATATTGGGATTGAATGAGAAGAAATCATTATTCAATGCCATATAGAATGGTGACTTATGACCATATGTTCCCGTAAATGAATCACCACTCTCATTGAATTTTATACAATAGTTATTCAATGGCTTTTGTATGGTCTGATCAAACATGAATGCAAAGATGATGTCATTATTGCTTCGTGAAAAAGCACCAACTATCCCTCCCTTACAAACAGGATTATCAGGAATGCTTTCAATGATATCGGAATGAAAGGAATTGGGACCTTGTTCAAGGATCTCATATAGCTTTGCACGATAATGTTTTGTATCTGAAATCAATTCCAATCCCTGACCTACCACCAATCTCCATATTTTTCTCTTGTTGGCATCAATACCATAAGCGGCATTATCTGTCTTTACCACACTCCATTGATGTTGTGTACCAAAGAAATCCGTGATATTCTCTGCTTTCTGTGCCAGGATATCTCCGGCACCCAAAAGCAATTGCCCTGCTGAGGCATTGCCCTGTGAAAGCATTGCACGATCATTCACATAATGGAGATTCATTCCCTGATCCTGAATCGAGATAAGCTTTGCATTTAAGTCAAGTATCTTATTGATTGATCCCATCCTGAAATCAAAATCCTTGTATGCCGCCTTGTCAATTGTACGATATGCATCGGAAAACGCATTAGGAGTGTGCAGGTTGGAGTATTTTATCCTTGTTGGATAGTGAACACCACGATAAGGAATAGATGAATCATAGCCGAATATGGCATATAGGGAAAGCACCTGTTGGTACCCCTTGTTGTATAGTTCACTTTCAAGTGAATTATTCTGTGTTACAAATAGATTTGGATTACCAAGTCCTGTAGCAGGATAATAACTGTATGAGGCATCTTGTCTACGCATTGCCGTATTAACAGAGTTTTCGGTAACAACAGACATAAGGATGCCAAAACTGAAATAGTTGTTGAAATCATCCTGTTTTGTATTTGAATATACAGAAGGATTCTGCAACTGCTTGATGTATGTTCTTTGAAGGAAACAATCTCCTCTATAGAAAACAGCACCAGGAATTACTGATGTATAAGTATTGATATCAATGAAATTGGAGATCTTGAAATACTTTGTATTCTTCACATCATACTGATCTGTATAGATGAATCCATTTAATGGATCAGGATCTTCCTTGAAAATGCTTATCAATGCCTCACTATAATTTGCAATGTTAGTAGGGGTGGCGGTAGCATCTATTCCAATATAACGGGTAGTTGCAAATGAACGGTTTGCCCACAAGAAATATCCTGGCAATGCAAATTCATGTTTCTTTCTGTAATAAAATGAATTGGCATTATTCTCATCTGTAGGTTCTTCAAAATAACTGACGAATCCCGTTCCACTTGGATTGGGTTGTACAGTCCATTCCTTGATATTATGGCATATCGGTTGCTCTCGTTGTGCGGCAATCGGAGTTATAGCCTGAACCTCATATAATCTATTGGGAGTATGATCAGATGATAATGTAGTTGAACTATAAGTACATTGAGCCATCTTGTAGATGGTGTATTGTTTATCCGTTAATCCCTTGTTGAAGAAATGATCAGGAGAATACATCCCAAATTGTCGTGCAACAACAGGAACATGATATTCACTCACTGCTGTATGAGAAGCACCTATTGTAGGGTTACATGTTCCAAGGAATGGTGCAGTACCTCCAAAAAGAGGAATTCTATTCAATGTCTCATGATTAACATCTGTCATTCCAGGAATCAATAGTCCACCTGCACATGTGGGCCACATTCCACCATAACTCAAAAGAGACATATTATTATGTAATCCTACCGCATTGAATGTATCAAGTGTCATTCCCTGATACATCATATTTGGATTACGCTCACCACGCATGAAATAGAAACCACAGACATTATTCTTCATCCATTGTGTGAATACGCACGCAGTCATGTCAAATTCAATTCCCATGATGGAAAGTGAATTTTGTGATTGTTGTAATGGCGATTGTCCTGCGTCAGCACTTGGTGCAGGAAAACGAATGATACCCTGATCATTGATATTAAGCAATGTCGGATCAAACCAATAGTCATAGGATGATAATGGCAATGGTTCACTTTCGCGTCCTGACTTGAAAACAAATATCATTGAAAGTGCATATGCCTCAGAACGGAAATAACCGGTTTCCTTATATGTCTTTTGGTAATCCTTGTATTGTCCATATGGAGGGGCACCATCACCAACTGCAAACTGCTTATCAAATATGGAAAGTGAGTCATTTGGTTTTGCTATGGTGGCTTTGGCAAATGCAAGAAGATCAGGATGGAACTTGGCACGCGTTTTTACATTCGCACCCCAAAACCTATTCTCCAGTTGGGTAATTGTCTTGAAGATATCATCACTTGTTTTTCTTGAAATGATATCATCAGCAATGATATCAACGGTATCCTCACAACCCGTAATCTTTATCTGAAGTGTAGTTGAGTTTGGATTTATAGGAAATAGAAAATCAACCAATGCAGTTTCAAAAGTACCATCAAAGTGATATGAATAACCAATCTCCAAATAAGGATACGTAGTATCGATATTGCTGAAATTCAATGTTATCGACTTACCACAATCCAATTGTGAAATATCACCATCAATGACAATTCCTGCAGAAAGTGCATCGGCAAATATCTCTACCGCATTACTCTCTCCCAAGAAACTTGTAGGATTGAAATTAAGTGTATTGTAACGTGCATAGAATATCCAGTTTCCGGCACGCAAACATCCTGACTGATCAAGTGCAATACTATCTACAATAGGTGCAGAACAGGTTTCAGACAAAGCTTCGATTCCATTTGGGAAACTTCCATTCCAATAGTTACGTCCGTTACATATACCACTTTGATTGAAACCACTATTTATGGTCCTGTAAGGATTCTTATTGTCAGTAAAATAAAGGTTAACAGAGTCATCGTAATCGATACGTGCAAAACATTCAATCTGATGTTCGCAATCAAAATCGAACAATGTTGTCCTGAAATCATATAGTTGAGCATTGGGATTAACCAATGGGTTAACCGCCAATGTGAAATTATTCAATGGTTTGTAAGTATGATCAAATCCACCTGTAGGATTACAACTGTTATTGACTCCACGTAGTGGCGAAGGATATGTCCCAATCTCTCCTGAAAGTGTTATTGGGTTGATACTGAAAATGTATTCAATACCATTGAATTGACATGATCCCAATGGGATGAATCCAAGAGAGAGACTGTATTCATATTCATTTCCACCAATATTGGTAATGACAAATCCCTGTCCCTTATTATTTATGATCCGAATGTTATGGGCATCACGCAAGGAATCGGGAGCCGTCTTCATGGGATCGGTGTCAGCATCAATTCCCTTATAGAATTCGTTTACCTGATTGGGCATGTTACTTCATGTTTTTTGGAAATCTCAATTTTGGAACCATATTCATTCGACTCATCATCATACGTTCCATATCGTCACGCGATACGAATCTGAAGGATGACTTCGCCTTGATTACATAATGACCATATTGCGAATCAATATACTGATACTTGCTTTCATTGATCTTGCCTGACATGTAATCCTCAAATAGCAGTTTCTTCATGCAATACCAATAACACGCTTCCTGATGACCATCCTTGATTAATGGATAACCGGTCTTCTCATCAATTGGAACACCAATGTAATCTATCAATACAGATACTGTTCCATCAGCAGGAATAGGTTGTGAAGGGTTACCGCGATTTACAAGAGAGTTATCTCCAAAAAGTAAATAGGTTCCATTATTGTCATAATTGAAAACGGTACAATTCATTCCCTTCACACTGAGGAGACGATATACGTTACATGGCAAATATGCTTTTTTGTCGGTAATCTCCAAAGGAACATTTCTATACGGCATGAATTCCTCGAAATCTCCGATGTTGTTTTCAGCCTCCACACACCACTCAACGATATCATAGAAATCGAATGGTGTGTTTCTTGCATCACGGGCCACTTTCGCGGCAATTGCTTCGATCGGTACATATTTTCCCTGTAACATGGATCAATATTTGTGTCCTTTGAGGACGTTGTTCAATACCCTTTGCGAATTTACTCGATTAAATCGACCACGGAACATTTTTGATGAATATCTATTGGTCATTTGATTTATGATAAGCTTCAGTCCCATACGCTTTCCACCTGTCTCAATGATGTCTCCCTGTCGTTTCCAGGTAAAACTTGAAATATCACCAACATACATTCTTCCAAAACGATACTGAGGGAATACGAAGAAGTCATTATTTTCTATCATATCATCGGCAATCATGGAAAAAAAATCTGAAATGATATCCTTTGCCTTTTGTTTTGCCTGACGTTCCTTTGTCATATCAAAGAATTCAGCAAATGAATTGTATTTGAAATAAGGATTATCCTCAAGATCAATAAGGTCCTCGACATTATTTATCTGGTACCAAAATTCAGTACCTGTCTTCGCGTCCTTATACTTCTTGAGTTTCATTACATGGGGTTTCGATTTGCCTTTGCAGCAATTGCCATTGGATCATTATTGTTTCGGAACATATTGAAATCCTGTACAATATTTGTATCACCAATAGCGGAACGTTTATTCAGGAAATCCTGATCTTCACACGCGATAGGTTGTGTTGTATGTACCGCATGCGTATCGGGAATATCATAGAATATACCATTCATTACTACGCGAAAATGATTCACTTCCTTCTTCTTCTTTCCACCACATCCGCATCCAACCAATACAACAAGTTCTGTTTGGTAGCAATACTGTGTGTTGATTACAAACATGAATCCCTTGACATTGATTGGATGTGTAATCGTAATGAGATTTGCAGATAACGGAACCGCCTGCGGTTGCGACTGCATGATTATATCACTCATGTGCTTTTAATATTTTGGTCGATCGGAGATATTTCCGATGCGTTATTCTTCATATCAGGAATTTCCTTCAGAGATGACATCAACTGTTTGATGGCAATAAGTTCAAGTTGATGAATCATATTTCCTGAAATTGGATATTGGTCATTCTCTGTCAATAAATAACATCCTGTTCCAATAGGATCATCAAGCAATACTATCATACAAATGTACTTCATGCCTTTGGTAGGCATGTTTCCCAATATCATCTGTGAATCATATTGTGTATAGAATGGTTTGTTTCCTGTCCAGGGAGAGTAGTCACCATAAAGTTTTGCTGACCAATTACGATACTTGAATTCATGAAGCATGTCAGCAGTACCAACATATTTTATCTCAATTCCACCAAGACTTTCCAATGAAGGAATCTCAGCATAATATTCGATAACTCCTGAATCAACACCATTACATTGGATGTTTCTACATTGTACCTCAATGCAACAAATCCGTTGATACATTTGATCATCAACAGTCTGTGTTTCCTTATAGCGTTCACGAATCAATACTGAACGAATCTGACGAACCATCTTATAGATGAGTTCAATGTCGATGCGTTCATCATCACTTTGAAAGAAACCCTTTACTTGGTTACGGATGGAAAATCCTATTTCAGCAAGTGTACTCATATGGACTTACAAGTTAAGGTTTTGTTTTTCATATCCCTAATACTTTCTGATCAATTCAAACAATGACCATACAAACCAATTGATGAATGAACAAGCACAAAGACTAATGATGTAAATAGGAATTGTCCACCAATGGAAGACATATTCCCTAATGATAAAATGAGACCACCATATTGGAGTTCCCCAAACACTCGGCATGCATACCACACAAAGGATAATAGGTTTTGCAATGTTTATTTTCATTGCAGCGAATTTATCCCAACGTTCAATGAAGTAATTCCTGACCGGAAAGAGAACCATTTCTTCGGAGGAAATGGCTCTCAATCCAAGACAGAAAATACATATAATGGATATGGTTTCCCAAAATTCCATCATCGAAGTTTAAGGTACAATAACGCATCCTGTTAGGTATGCAGTAAATGCTGATTGCATTTCTGTGTACCAATAGGTTACGTAATCTCCACTTGTGTTGTTCACATAAAAATCAACTTCTTGCTCGTAGCAATCAAAAGCGTTTGCCTGACTGATGTCCTGCACGCTGCATGATTTACGAAGTTTGAAGTGATATTTGCAATAGTCTCCGCAATTAGGAAGATTTGGACGGGATCCAAATACACCCCATTGGATTGGGAACAATTTAGCAAGATCAATTGAACTCAATACAGCATTTTCATGCGGTATAGCCAATGTGATAACGCCTGCATCTGTGTACACTTCAAAGCCACAAGTTTTCTGACAATCCTTCTCTGTGAGTTGGATGCAAGTACCTGCACCTGATGGTGTGAATGTTGGGGAAGCCCATGATCCAACTACCGCAGTCACAAGTGACGTAGGATCGTTGTTGATGGAAGCCGCAACCGCAAGGGCAGTCTCATTCGCTGTTGGTGTTGCACCGGATGGGTTCTGATAACCATAATACTTCTTTGAACCAAATGTTTGTTGAACTGTGTAATCATTCAAACAAGGAAGTGTACGGATTGTCAAAGGCCATTCGTATGGACACTCGCAAGAATCAGGAATTGTAATACATACAACGCTCACCTGTGCTACGCAATCAGATGGACAAATGCAATACGCTTCAATGATTTCTGTTGCAAGGATATCACCATAGCCTTCTACGGTAACGCCTCCTGAAATCGGCACAACTGAGTTTGCCGAGAAGGAGTTGATTAGGATTTTTTCTGCTGGACGCAAAAGCATCTTTATTAGGTTTTAGTATTTGTTTATACGAAGATAGAAATTTTCAAACATGATTACTGCATTATGTAACAACCTGACGACCTTCATTTACATTTCCTGGATATCTTGGAGATTCAATCTGTTGCAGTTTCTTACGCACTGCAATGTCAACAATCTCCTGACGGCCATGAATGGACAATTCACAATCAACAGGCACTCCAATAATTTTAATGTCACGTGGGTAACGCAGGTAATCGATTTCTGCACTAACACCATATGATTGCGTTCCTGTAAAACAGATAAATGCATCTCCCGTTGTTTGGTAGTAAAGACGTTCTTCAGTTGGCTTATTGAAAGGATCTCTCAAGATCTCTTCATGCTTATCTGATGACATAACCTTTGTTTTCCTGTAATCGGACAATCCTGTTTGCTTACATGGACTGTTGACGAATTTAATCTGCATAGCACATCTGAGCATGAAAAGATAACCATGATTATCTCCACTCGGATTTTTTGGAGTAGAGATAAAACCTGTAGCGGAATACGGAAGTTGAAACAACTCCTGACCGGAAATGTTCGCTCCCGTATTCGCTATGATCTCATTGAGAACAATGATTTCCCGAAGGTCATCAATACGTTTCTCAGTGACTTCAACGGCATCATATTTATTCTTTACATATTCCATTTGTGCCTGATTGATCAAGATCTCAAATTCCTCGGGAAATACCGTTCCTGTCTTATCCTTATTCAGGTTAGACAAAAATGCATCGTACATATCAAGGGCAGTGACAATCATGATCTTTTATTTTTTGGAGGCAACCGTTTTCTCTTTTGAATTTGATGTGAGCATCTTTGTCCAATCTGCAATGAGTTTTGAATTGTGCTCATCACGAAGGAATTGAATTGCAAAGTCTTCATTGGCACCGACAAGTTCGGTTCCATTGAGGTATTTGCCATTGGCAACACGGACGATTCCCGCATTGACAAGTTTCTTTAGAAACACCTTGTGTTTACTATCACGATCATTTGCGATCTTGGTAATCTCACTCGGTTTTTCCATTGCAATACGCATGAGTTCGGCTTCAATTCTCGTCTTGGAAATATCAGGACGATAGATTCCGAGTAATCGTGCATAATCAACTTGTTCTTCCAAAGGCATATCCTTGATCTTCTGCATCGCATCGTACACAAGTGTACTCTTCTTGATGGCATCCAAAGCTTCACTTTCCTTGTCTTCTATATAATAACGGTGTTCAGAATCAGGATTGACCGCTTCCTTGTTAGGAGCGACCATTGCATCATCCAACGCCATTGAAAGAAGGAAACGTTGTTCTTCAAAAGCAAGATCAAAACTTTGCAAATGTGTATAACGGAAAGCATCCAGATCAGTGATCCGGATGGGGGTTCCGTCCGCTACAAAGATTTTCTCATTATTTTCCTCTGCAATTTTTGTCTTGTATTCCTTGCCACCAATTGTAAATGTCTTTGTGACATCGTTAAATTTAGGGGCAATGAATACTGGAGCAACATGGTATTTGTTGTTCACACCGACAAGACGGACTGTTCCGCTTGTCATTTCCTTGAGGTCTTCTTGTGTCATTTTTTTCTATGGTTATTATTGCAAATGAACTATTAAGGCTTGAACAATTCAGCAACACCGAATGGGTTCTTCATGCAAATGCCTGTTTCACTAAGCACTTGTACTTGGTAACCGTCCATTGAGTTGGATGCTGTTGCACGTTTGTTGCCATCAGGGGAAGCCATTCCATCGATGATCTTTTTAACAAAACGACGATCTTCACTTCCGTTTCCGAGAGCGATAAGTTCTGTCATTGGATCTCCACCGATTGTATTTCCAAGTGAACAGAAAATAGCACGGGAAGATTCTTTGCTTTGTCCATAGATATCGCGGTCTTGCGGTCTCCATGCTGCATCAAATGCTTGGTTCCAAGCAGTAACCAAACGGACACCGCCCATTTCGTATGCATTGAAAGCAACTTTTACACCTTGTTTGATATCTGATTCAGAAACAAACAAAGGAAGTGGATTGTATTTGAATACATCACGCATCAAACGTTGGAAATTCCAAATGAATGCTTGACCACCCATAACGAAAACTTCAGTAACACCGTCACCATTAGTCATCAATTGAAGGTTCTGCATTACATTCTCGATAACGCGGACGTTAAGAGTATTGTATTGGTATTTCAATGATCCATCACCTTGTGCAAGCAAACCGTCTCCGGAAATGATCTCGCGACCTTGTAAGTCACGCACATAAGTTGTATCGTTTGCATCGATAGTCGCTTTTCCGAAGATAAGTTGATTCTCGCGTGCATACGCCCAACGACGCATCATTTCAAGTTCTTGTTGTTTGAACCACAAGCGTTGTCCATTATGCTCTACCCATAACACGGTATTCTGTGCTGATCCTGAGATCGAGTATTGCATGCGTTGGATAGTCATGTAGTTTGTGTGCCACTCAGGGAAGGTATTCTTCTCGTAACCTGTTTCTGATAACTCAGGAAACGCGGTACTTGAGAATCCGATTTCTGCACCTGCAGTGATAAGAGCAGCAGGAACAAAAGCACCTGCAACATTACTCATCAATTTCACCTTGTATGTCCATACATTAGGTGTGTTTTCAACAGGATACTCATTCATCACCAACAATTGTGTACGGCGGTCTTTCAACTCAAGTACATCGTTTGGAGAGAAGTAGTTTGTGTCTACATCAATTGTGAAAATCTGTCCAAGGACAGTAGCCGTAGTAGGTGAAGCCACTGTAGAGACCAAAGTTCCCTTACGGAACGGATAGCCTTTCAATGCCCACATGTACTTACGGTTTCCGATCACCTTAAAGTTTTCGGTTGACATGTCGGGAGCAAGACCTTTTTTAGCCATACCACGACGAGCAAGGTAAGACGAAAATGCCGAGAAGTTATTCTCGAAAAGGTTCACTACGTTCATCGCGATTTCAGGTCGTGTCAACAATGCAGCAGCCAATGAGTTTGTCATTGTGGTGCGGTTAGCATCGTAAGTGCCTGTGCCGATAAGTTTCATTCTTTTTTAAGTTTAGGTTTTTAATTTGTTGCGGGTGCCGATAGAGCATCGAAATCTATTTCTGACGATGGCGTACTATTGCCTCGATTCGGCATTCTTGGTTCTGGATCTAATCTACTGAAGAAATCCTTCTTAACTCCCTCCTTGGCTCTTGTGAGGTGTTCTTTCACTTTTGTCTCACCCTGTCTGAGGAATAAGGCCACCTTCAATAAAGTCTCGTCGCTTTGCAACATGTCCAATAGTGGTGATGTACCGGTTTTCTCGTCAGGTGTGACAAGGTATCTAAATTCATTGGCAAATTCCGCTTTATCACTTTGTGAAATTGGAAGTCCACCAATATTGTCAATCTTATCAAGGTACTGAAGCGTTTGCTTAATACCATTTTCACGTTCCACATTGTTACGTGAAATGTTTTCATTTTGTCTGATGTTGTTCTCACGAATGAGATTATCAGCAACCTGTTGCTTTTGTTCTGAATAGGTTGTCTTTATTTTCTCAGCCTCGATATCGAGAAATCCTGCGTTCTCCATTTTATCAAGTGTGGATTTTATCTTTGCATCATCCCAACCATTTGGTCGTTGCTCAGACTTGCCGAAGTTCTGTCTCAATGAAAGTTCCACAAGGGCATGAGACTCCATACTCTCGACTTCCATGATTCCCTGCATGGTCTTGAAATACTGCTCGGGATCAACACCATTTTCAATTGCCTTGTTGAACTTATCAACTTCAGGATGTAACTGTCGTGGTTGTGCATATAATTCACTTGCACGATCAAGAAGATTATCTTCAGAAAGATCTTCAGGCAATTGCCTTCCTGATTTTTCATACTCAGTTTTTAACCTTTCCCGATATTTTTCAAATACAGGATTAGTAACAGAAGCTTGTTGGTTATTCGTAATATTTTGATTCGTATTCGGTGAATCAATTTGTGACGGCGGGTTATTGAGATTCTTGTCTGCATCAAGGTTTGGCAAACCACTGATCATGTCAGTAGAAGGATTGTTTGGATCACCACCATTGTCAGGTGCTGCCATCAAATCAAGATTTGGCGAAAGATCGAATTCTGTCGCTGCGGGTTGTGCTGGATTGTTTTGGTTCTGATTCTCCATTGTCTGTTTTTATTTGGTTTGTTCTTAGTGATTGGAAGTCTGTGTCTTAGGATATGATTTAATATCATTATCTGATGACTTTCTTATAACATTTCCATTTACATCAATAACAACAAAATGATCTCCTGTCCATTTATTGTATAATTGATTATTTTTATTTAGTTCACCATATCCTTTTACATGTGTATCCGCAGAAGTATTGGGATTTACATTTGCATTCCATCTTTCCATTGGATCAGTAAATCCATTAACTGTCATTCCAGGTTCTTGTGTTCCAATTCCTTGATATCTTGGTGAAGGTGTACTAATAGAAAAAGCATCTGTTGTTCCTAATCCGCTTCCACCTGGTGCAGAAACTTTAGGTTGTGCAGTTGTAGGTGCAGATTTCTTTGCAGGTGCACTTGTTTTTTGTGTAGGTTGACCTTGTGGTTGACCATTATTACCTGTTAACTGTGTTCCTTTATCGTTTGGTTGAAATATTTTTGCTCCTGCAGGTGGCGATTCAATAACATCATTACTATCACTATTTGCTTTTGCTGAAGTATTCAATGCTGTCGCATTTGCAGGAGGTGTAGTATTTCCTCCCATTAGAATCTTTGCATAATCACTATTAGCAAATTCATCACGTTTTTGTTCAGGAGTTAATGTTTCAGAAGAATACTTATATGCTTGCCCATTCTTAGCTGCATACTGATTATCATATACATTTTGTTCTAAATATTTTTTACTGTTTACACCAATATTTTCCTGCCAATCATTAGGTGTAGCATTGCTATTTGCAATAGGTCTTTCCTGATTCTCTTCAGCAGCATTATCAACAGGTTCAGTTGACTCTTCATTAGGTGCTTGATTAACAGTCTGATTTGTTGACATTGAATTCAACAATGAATAATTAGGTTTTGGTTTGTTTGGATTCACATAACCTGTATCACCGGGTTTCAATTGAGGTGATCCACCTTTTTTCAACATTGGAGTACCACCATCAAAAAATGATTTTTTACCAATAGCACCTGCTCCTGCACCTGATCCTCCACCAACATTAATGATTCTTGCATCACCTGAAGGAGAGTGATATTGTTGTCCAATATTACCACCATCACTCAGATACTTGTGCCAATCATCTTCAGAATAAAGTTTTCCATCATGATAATATCCATTACCATAAGGAGTTTCAACTTTACTTACTTTGTTCATGTCGACATTGCGTGCCATGGTTTTTTTATTTTATTTTATTGTCAAATATACAAAATCCTTATTATCAACTTCTTTTAGAAGCATTTTGTTTTTTCACACCCATCGCATTCTTGCTTGCAATATCCTTGTTTTTTATATGCATATCCATTGCAATCTTCTCGCGTTCATTCTGATATTCAAGAAGCGATTGTTGGTTTTCACTTTCAAGATACTTAAGATCCACAGAAGCTTTTTCATCTGTTGTGTAACGTGAGTCACTGCTTCTTGTAGTGATCTCCATTTCACGAAGACGGGTTTCTTCCTTGAATTTCATTGAATCAAGATCAAGTTTCTTCTGTTGTATTTCAATATCAGCATTCTGATAACCTGCCTTTATTTTCTCAAGCATGATCTGAAGATCGGCATTAGCCTTATCCTTTGCTGCATCTGCCTGTTGCTGACTTTCAAATGCCTGACCTGCCTTTTGCTCGGCAAGATCACCATACTTTTCAAGTGTATGTTCAAGATCCTTTAAGTTATCAAGGGTAAAGAAATGAACCAATTGATTTAATGTCACCGCACCTTTTCCATATTGTTGTGCAGCGACCTGGCGAAGGTCCGTAATGAGACGCTCCTGTTTTCCATTATCATCCATCCATACCTCAAACTGAGCACTATTCAATGCTCCTTCAGGAACATTCAATATAGCCTGTGCCATTTCACCAATAACATATTGTCCTCGCTTTCCACCTTTCCATGCCAATCGGCAAAGATTCAATGTGCGTTCAAGAACCCTTCGTTTTACCTGATCATGTTGATGAAAGATGATTTCAGTAACCAAGGCACTCTGAGATATTGCCATCTCTGATGTACCTTTTCCATCACTGTTATTCATTGCTCCCAATCGTTGTCTTGATACTCCCATTATATTACTTGCGAGTTCTTCAAGATGACTTAGGATTCCAGTTAGATATTGTATTGCCGGAGAAATGGAATCGTCAAAGGATTGGAATTGATTATAGGTAGGTTGCCGTGTGAGTCCTTCGCGTACACTTTGTATCCATCCCATACCAAGTTTACGTTGGTATAACCATTCTTGCATTGACATACCATCAGGCATCTGTGATTTATCCATGATGAAACCCTTTACACCTGAAAGAGCAAGCCACAATTCCTTGTGGTAATGGATCAGGTTATAAAGGATCTGAATGTCCTTGGCAGCCCAAATCAATGAGTATGGTCTGCGTTCAATATTGTTATGGGCCCATCCGATATAAGGATTGCTTACCTTTCCATAAGTATCGATCTCACGCAATTGGTAAGGCATCTTTTGTATTCTAAGAAAAATATTGCTATCGATCGCAACACCTTCCCAAATATCATTTACATAACGGGCAACTAATGTCTCTTCCTTTCGTGGTGCATCATCATCATCATTCATCCAATGGGTGAATGGCATATCAGGAATATATTTATTTGGTGATTGTTTGAATTTCAGTTCGCGTGTACTTTTCCATGTTGCATAACACACACGGATCTTGTTGGACAAGTCCATAGTACCTGCGTATAATGAAGTACCAAAACAGTTGTCTGTGTTATAGTCTGCAGGGTTTCCATATTGGAATGTATTTGGATAAAATGCGAAACGCGAAGCGTCATAGTAATAGAAGAATTTCTTCTTGAGGATTTCCATATGCTCCTCCTTGATGTCGAACTTGAACTCATCGATTATCTGATTTAGTGTCATGTAACGCTCTTCCATTGTCCACTCTGCATCACCAACCCATGTTGATTCCTCATCATTCGAATAATAGAAGTTCAATGGATTAACACGGCGTACCACAGGATCCGGATCCCCTGGATGATAGTGTGCATAGTAATATTCCTTATCGGTACACATCTTGTCCTCAAAACCACGATTGAACATATCACGTATGCGATACTTTGCAATCATGTAGTTCAGGGAATTCTCACCGATAACTTCAAGGAAATCACGGTGTGTGTATTTGTAGTAAGTATCTATCTTTTCAAGTTCTGCCTGTGAAAGAATCTGTTCTGAACTCAATGGACTCATGGCGAGATCCAATTCATTCTGAGCTTGTTTCATGGCGGCCATCTGTTGAGGTGGAATCTGCTTTCCTTCCTGTTGTGCCTGTTGTTGCATTTGATCAATCTGACCACGTACCTGTTCAAGTTGCTCCTTTGCAGATGTGATCAATTGAAGTTTCATCATCATCTTGTTCTTGATCACTCCAAGAACCTCGCGTGTAACAGCATCACTTTTCTGTTCAACACTTGTTTGATCAACGGTATATGGACGGAATTTAAATGGACGTTGTATTTCCTGACTGCGTAGAAGATCTGCCTTTGGTCTTAGAAGCGGAATGAAACGGATCTTTGCAGGATATTCATATGAATCAACCTTACGTAGATAATCATAATCAGCTTCATTGAATACACCATTGTACATATCAAAACAGAACTTATCCTTCATCTTCAGCAAATACGAATTGCCTACCATCTTTATGATTGATGTAACGCAACTCTTGCCCCAATTGAAGTCTTTCTCTTTTTCCGGTATATTCTGACTTGGCAATCCCATGATATAAAGATATTATTTTTAATTGAACTTGTGTTGGAATCTTCCATCCTTACCTGTGGTGTAATGGAAGAACTCTGTTTTTTTTGTTTCCTTCGCCTTGACGGTGATGCTCATGTCATCCTCTGCATGTACAAGACAAAGTGAAGATGAAATTGTAACGTCACAGTTATAACCTTTCTCATCACGATAGTTTATCGCTGCAATGATTTGGTCAATATCATCCATCTTGTCAACATTATCCTTGATGTAATCCCTGTATTTTATCAACCAATATTCTTTTGTCGATGGATCAACTCCGAACTTATTATTAACCTTGCTATCCTTCACATTTGCATACGCAACACGCGGTCGTTCCTTAAGGAAATGTGTAAGTCCATGACGTTCATACCAATTGAATATGCTAATGTTGGACCACTCAATTAGATTTGCACACATGTAGTAGTAACACAACTTGGCACTCATCTCATGAAACTCTTCCGCTTTCTCAGGGCGTTCCGTACAACGTGCAACGAATTTATTTGCACTTGTATTGATGTCCTTGAAAGTCTTGAATACCTGGCAAGATCCCTTTGATTTGGATGTGTTTGCCTGATCCTTATCGTAACTATCGGTAGCGGCCTTGTATAGATTCAGGAATACATTCCCATTACCATCCTTCATTGGATGTTCATAAATAAGGAACTTTCCACTTATCACATTCGGTGTCCATTCAACACCTGTTATCTTTCCATTGTTATCGCGTACCCATTCAAGATCACCTTTCTGTGCAAGTGATGAGAGTTCACGCGATCTGCGTATCTCAGCCAAACGTGCATTGAGTTTTCCTGCATCGAACATGTTTCCACCTGTACGCATGAAACACTCTTCAGGAGTAAGTGGCATCTGCGTAAGTTGTTGGATCCATGAATTGGGATCCTTGCTCTTCAATGATTTTGATCTTGACTCATTGATCTTTTCCATTGAAGGTTCCTTCAATGAATTGCCATCCTTATCGATTACCGCGAATTTCCATGCAGGAACAAAACGACAAATCAGTTTGTCACTCAATCCCTCTCCCCAATGATTCTCATAAGAATACATATCGTATCCTTCAGGATCATAGAAGATATCTTCCAATTCATCGGCACCATTATCCATCTCACCACCTGTTCCGATCATAACGGCAAATCCCGTCTTCACGAAGTTTGTTTCCAATGACGGTTGTAGGTAACGATAAGTGGCACGTATTCCTGGAAAACGACCACTCTCCTCGAAGATGGCTAATGATGGTGACTTACCTGCAGTAGCCTGCGGATTATTTTTACAGGTAATATTGTAGATCTCACTATTGGAACCACGGAAAATTGGAACACCATTCTCGACAACCTTATATCGTGCCTGAATGTGATCCAATGTATCTGGACTTCTACGCTTGTAGAATTCAGTTCCCTTCAAGGAATTCAGTCCACGGATAACCATCCGCATGGTATTGTTTGAATACTTTTCTTCACCCGCGAGAATAACAGTCTGTGAGTTATTGAAAAAAGTGAATTCGTGTCCTGCTAGCGAAGCGACCTTTTCAGAGTAACCTACCTGTCTTCGTTTTGCGAAACATTGGTTCTTTCCTGTTAGTCGGGCATCCTCGATGTCATGGAAGAATTCATAGTCCATGTCAATGAAATCGGGGGCAATTAAATCCTTACGTCCTGTCTTCTTATCAACACCACGTATCTTCCAAAAATTAAGATAGAAATAATGGTTTCCGGTTATACGTACATCATCAATAATATAACCTTCCTTGCATCTGCGGAACTGTTCATCCCACCATTCGGCATAATCAATGCTTCTTGGATGTGCACGTGTTAAGCCATCCAAGATTACAGGAGAGAATAGATGCGTGTCCTTGAACATATGCTTTCAATTTCAATCCTTCATTACCAAACCGATACTGCAACCGAATTCCTTTTTGAGATTATAGATTATCTTGAACATCGCATCGAGTTTTTCGGGATCCTTTTCAAGGAACTTGATGCGATCACATTGTGCAATATCATTGTTGTCATATTGCACAACCATACCATCGTTGTCTTCAAATACAACTACTCCATCTATCTTTGAGAATGGCACTTTCTTTGGATCTGTCATTTCTTTTTCTTGGTTTCTATTTTCTTTTGTGTGTATTTAACATACCATTTCTGCTTGATCATCCATCCGTGACCTGATACACCTCCAGTTACACCCGCACCAATATACGCTACACACTGCAAGAGTTCTATAATTACCGGTGATATGTGCATATGAAGTTCACTTATGTTCGGTGCCTGCAATTGTAAGTCATGTAATCCATGACCTGTTAGAAGCAACATTATCGAGAGCATGAAGCTTACAAAAGGATGGCTATCTAGGTTTGTCACAATAGTTTTCATTTTTCGTATCTCTACGTGGTTAGGGATTATTAATGTATAGCCAATGATATTGCATTTCCTGGTCCTACTGAAATTGAAACTATTTGTGCACGGAATGGAGCACCACTGCGTATCATCCCATTTCCAACATTCTGTCCACGATCATGAAGAAACTTGTCGATACAACATTTGTTGTAAGTCAAATTTGTTTCACGTGATTCATCTTGGGGAATTGAACAACAAGATAGAACAGGAACCCACAATGTGAAGTCTGTTCTTTTTGAATGGAAATTGGAGAAGATACTCATGGTTTTTATTTTTTATTTAAAGGTCATCAATAATGAATTGTCGTTCAATCAATCGTTCAAGCAATTCGCCTGAGATGCTAATCTGTTTGATGTCACTCATTCTCACTTGTCGTATCTCAAATGAAACCTTTCTCTCAAGACACGCCTGTATCTCGATATTCGCTTTTTCCTTGTTCTCGTCATCGTTAAAATCAAACCATTCCTTTCCATCGGTAATGATCTTAACTGAGTTACCTGCTTCGTCTTTCTTGCAATAACGATTAAGGATTTCCATTCTATCCTTGTCATATTCAAGGAGTTTTTGGGTACAGGCATTGAGTGATTTTACACCACAATACGTTACCGCACCAGGCAATGTGATTGCCTTGAACAACTGCAATGCAGGAGCAAGGTCTGTAAGGATCTCAATATTTGCAATTGAAATCGTTTTTCTTCCGTTTTCTGTTTTCATTTCTTTCTTTTTTTCTGAGTGTACTACTTCCATTGTTTTCTGTTTTAGTATTGTCCTTTATTTGTTTCATAGATTACTCCACCTATTGATTGGAATTCAATCCAATCACCGGTTGTACCATTGATAATGGCAGGGCCGCCACCAACTAATTTAATCCCTGTTATTCCAAGAGAAATAAATGTCACTGTCAATCCTGGCTCAACATAGAATCTTACAGGAAAATATTCCTGAGACATTGATATTGTCTTTATTGTTTCTGTGGCATTTGAACTGAACAATGAAATGATTCCTGCAGCCTCATTGGTTACAAGATCAATGGTATCCAAAGCTGTAATATCTATAATCCCTGTATAATTGCTGAATCCATTTTCAATGGTAATATCAGTAAGTGTTGTATTGGGATCAAAACTGATTATGAAAGGCAAGTGTATTTTGATATTGGTAAGTGCCGACGCCGGTTGCATTGGAATTGTCAGATGGCATCCATTGCTGAACCAACAATTGGTAATGCTTCCTTCACAATTAGTGAAATCAACAGTTGTTGGATTCAATGCATCACCCTTGATTGTTGTGGTGATGATCTGTGCTGTTGTTGTATTGTCAGCAATGATTGCTGATGCACCAAATTCAAGATCAAAGTTATTGTCATTCATAGATCCGAGAAAATTTCTCAGATCGGTATTGGTATTTCCAAGCAATGCAGTTGTCTTTGAAATCAATGTGTTTCCCCAAGGGAACAAATGATGGTTTCCGAATACATCATTGCCAGTAAAATCCTTTTCTGAAAACCATAAGCCATAATCCATTGAGAACATAATATTCCTTGACTCGCGGATAAATCCTGATACCACATCTCTTGTTGAGATCTTCTTCCAATTCACCCCATCAATATCAGGTGAAGTGATATCATTGGCACCTAATTTATTGATGTAATGGTCATTGTTCCAAATACAGATATCATTCTTGTTTGGAGTAAGTGCTATTGTCCAAATTCCAAGTTGTAGGTTAGTACCAAAAACAAATCCTGAAATTCCTGAGTAATCACCAACTTTTTGAAAGTCAGCATTCAACATATTTGCAATGGCCTCTTCAGAAACGGATGAATCTGTTGCACCCGTTACAATTACACCTTCGTCACCCTTATCATTGATAAGATAATGTTGTCCTGGAGAAATCTGTCTATTGGAAATTAGAGTCTGAAGGTTTCCATAAGTGATTGAAATCAATGGAGCATATGGAATGTCAATATCCTTGATAGGATTTGGTACAGGATTGCTTGTACTTCTATTGAAGACTTTGCTGAATCCGGCAGGAAAGAAATTTGGTCCCATGATTATATTGTTTTTTGTGCGGTAAGAACACGTGAATAAACTGTATAGGATACTCCCGTAGCCGAAGTGAATGTAGGCTTGATGATGCGTTGCTCCCCAACAGGAACGGTGAGTACAAATGATTGTGTTGCAATGGTGAATATCCCAAGTCCTGTAATAGGATAGGATTGTGTACGTTCTGTTTCCAATAAGGAAACATCACTTGCATCATAGGAAACCAATGACACATTTGAATTCGTTGCAAGATAGTACGACAATAAATCACTTGTGATTCCATTGCCACCAATGCACGATGTGAATGTCAATAACCATTTACCTTGAGGTATGATGGTATAGAAATTCGGTATTACAACAGGTGTGGTATTCGTGTTTGTATAATTGGATGTCTGTCCTGCCTGTATGCATAAAGAAGAAAGAAGGTTCACCAACTGTTGCCATTCAATGCTCTTGTTGTCACCAAGATTAACACCCTGTGAAAGTGGAATCTTATCTGTTGCATTTGGTTGCAATACTAATGGCATCAATGATATCGGGATTCCTGACATGGTTTTTGCTTTAACTTGTTATTGCACGAAGATAATAAATATCCAATTCTTCATCACAACCCTCAAGCATAATACATGACTCACTTGCCTCAAGAATAATTGGTTCATTAACCCCTTCAAGAAGTATGCAACAATCATCATCGCATTGTGTACAGGATTGTCTTTTGTAAAAAAGGCCCAATTCATCATCGGCAGTGCCGGTGTTGAATGGACTTGGGGTAGTAGCGTTGTCCTTATTCCACCACATGGTTTATCCCTCGAAGCGTGTTGATTTGGAACCGCCATATGCCCTGTCCTCATCACTCTTGCGAAAGATCTGTTTCTCCAAATCATCACGCAACTTGACAAGCATAGACGCGTTCTTCACGCTATCAGCAACAATATTATGATTTTTTTCCGATATTTCAGTGTCTTGCCAAAACTTTAAATACTCCTCGATCTTTTTACTGATGCCATTGAACAACTTCTCAGTTACATTGAACTGTATGTTATTCATGAACTCTGCACATTCACAAACACCTTCCTGCATATCCCACTTCTTCCAATCACCTGACTTAACCTTGAGGCGATCCTTGCATACCAACTGCTTCCTCTCAATGGGAAGCATATCAAAATACACACTCTTCTTGTGGTAAACAAAATACAGATACATGCATAACTGATCGAACTCAGCAACATCATGTTTCTTTGCAAGATTCTTGAATTGTGGAACAGACCGACCTTCAGGAGTAAGGACAGGAATCTCATTCAAGATGTCGAAGATATCAGTTTGATTGTCCATCGTTTTTCCAAGGTACAAGTTCATTGGTAAGGAAACGTCCCTTGCCATAAATTCCATCCTTGTCGATCCAATGACAGTCAACACCAAGAACAAATGTCCTCGTCTCAGGCCCCTTGCCCATGTCTACCTGCTTGGTGATCTTCACGATCTGATCAACGTACATCTTGCGGAACGTATGGTCGCGATGTGCAACCTCCGTACCCGTCTTGATCCAATGCTTCTCCTTGCGGATAGAGGCATTGAAATCATTCATAAGTTTCTTGTCTGTGTCTGTCATATCTTCTTGAAATTAGGCTTGAACTTACTCGTATCAATAACCCTCACCCATACACCCGGATGATTCTTCAATACTTTCGGAGGCACAAAATACGGAATCACATTCGTATAATCATCATCATCCAATAACTCATGCTCAACCATCATGTCCTGAACTATCTGTGCCGCATTGATCAAGTCAAAATGCCTGTTGCTATCACGCAAGAACTCAAACTCAACCATCAATGGCTTTACTAAATGCTCAGTAGCCTTTCGGAACCTTGACTTCTCTGCCTGATATACAATACCCGTAGCCTTTTTGTAATCCTGCGTAAGCTTATTGCTTATCAACATGGGCCGCTTGGTCTTGAAATTGGTAACAATGTTCTTGCTATTCTTACTGCTGGGTGTATTGATGGGAACAAAAAACATAAACGCATATTGCTCCATGGGAATAGCTATACCCTGTGCACGCAAGTCATCACGAAGATGCTTGACAGGCGTGGTCTGCTTCATCTCACTCACCTAAACCTCCAAGAAATTCCTTCATACCCATTATCGTTGCCTCCAAATCATGCAACTCAGGATCATATGGACCATCACCATCAATGTATCGCTCCAACCTATGGATATAAAATCTCCTGTCATCATGTGCCTGCTCCATACTCGTCTTGTAAAACGACATCACACCAGGATAACCATCATTACTATCCAACACATCCTCTTCAGGCAATAAAGTAAAATTTGAATCTTTAAATCCATTCCAAAAATAATTGTCTGAACAATTCCTTTTCTGATCAATAAGTAATTGTTGGATAAGCAAATTGGTACTTGTTGTTTCAATACCCGGTACCCATGGAATATTAATCCCTGTAGCACCCTCATTCTGCTTATAGATATTAAAATCTTCACGTTTCATAACTCATCTGTTTTTCTTGGTTTCTATCACAAACATATACACTCCCCCCCACACTTCCAAACATCCCCCTACCCATTTTATAAACACC